TGACTGGGGATCCCGTACAGAGGGAATGCCGAAGGCTAGGAAGGGCAAAGCAGAAAAGGTCGTTTTAAGCGAAGACTGCTGCGAAAAGAAAAGCTAATCTACCATATGTCCTAATTTATGGAGGCGTATTACTCTTTGAGTATATGTCCTCCTAAAGTTATTGAGGGTGTTTATCATATTTTCTAGTCTGGTGACACCCTCACTACTTACTTCATCACTTTCTAAGAATGTAGCCATTTCTGTATGAAGCCATTGAATATCTTCAAGCTCTGATGTATTCAGTTTGCTTATAATTTCTTTAAGTTCTTCGGGATTTTTCATAATACAGTTACCGTATGTCCTTCATTTTCATAATGCCGTTTTCTTGCTCTTGAGTGATTACTCAAGTATTTTTCTTTATCCATGAAATCATAGATAAAAACCCTTTCTTTGCTTTCATGTCTTCTTAAAGCTCTTCCTAATGCTTGAAGGGTTGCTATTTCAGACTTCATTCCTCTAGCATTTATGAAATGGGTTATTTCTTCAATGTTAATACCTGTTTGCAGTATTTTAGTGCCAATGAGGACGCTAGACTTTCTACATCCTCTGAATCTAGATATAGCGTTATACCTCTGTCCGACCGAATCAGCCCCCTCAAGGAACTCGCAATTCCCTCCAAGTAAGTTTTCCAAGGTTCTTCCGTGATCAAGTGATTTGGTAAGAATAAGGATACGGGCTCGTTTGCTATGTTGTCTAATGTCATTTACAATCTCCTTTATTTTATTGTTTCTTTCTTCATTATTTACGATATAATCATCGTAAACTTCTAAATAGCTTTTATCTTCATCTAATCCACTAGCTGTATAGTCTCTATTCAGTAACTGGATAATAGGTTTTGTTAATTTTCCATCATCTACAAGAGCCGCAGTGCTAACTGAAGCCCATACTGGACCTAAAGAACCTTCCAAATTCAATTTAGGGATTATATCGGAGGGAGGGGTAGCTGTAAATCCCAGACGATATAGAGCTTTAGGAAAGGCTTTTAGGGCAGCGAGAGTAGTTTTTCCATTAGCAAACTCATGACACTCATCTACCATCAAAACTTCAGCTTCTTCCAAATGTGTGTCGAGAATTTTTTCAATGCTTTGGACGGTACAGAGCATAATATCTCCGTAAATATAACCTTCACCATAACATAGGCCAACATTATCAATTCCGCAGGTATCAGTAAGAAAATTATAAGTCTGTGTTAGTAGTTGTTTTGCATTAAAAAGAAGGACCATCTTCCTCCCAGCCAGGGCTTTTACTAATCCTGCCATAATTAGTGTTTTTCCTGATCCTGTGGGGGATTTTATGATTCCTCGTTTTTCTCTAAGACCTGTTGAAATAAGCTCTTTTTGAAAATCATAGTAAGAAAACCCCTCAATGTCCCAATTTTCGGTAAAATCCTCTAAATCAGGGGTTTCTAGTACTAATTCTGGGGTACAATTAATTTTTTTTAGATCGTCTAAGACTCGTTTTAGAAGACCAGTCCTAAAAGTTCCATTTCTGGAGATAAAATGTGTTTTACCGTCCCACTGCCTACGCTTATACGCAGCAGAATATTGGTATCCAGGTACTTTTTCTGAATATAACCTATATAAAGCATTTAAAAGGTCCATATTGTCGGTTACTATCCTAGATTTTAAGGAATTTATATGTATCTTCATCAGACTATTATAGAGTAACCCCACACTAATACTTAGGAGTATTTTATGAGTGAAAAAACACAAGAGCCAAAGGAAAAAGCTGATAAGTTCAAGAAATTATCAGAACAAGAGATCATTGATAACATTTTAGCTAACATGCCTTCTTCTGAGGAAGTTGCGGTAGAGCTTCCGTCAAAAAATAAATTTTACACCCTGAAAGATTCATCAAAGCCTATCTCTCTTCGGCCCATGACCTTTGAGGATGAACGAGCAATGATGAGCAAAAAAAATGTTAATGTTGATGTTCTTAATACTTTGTTAGCTAGGTGTGTAAGTAACATTGATGTGGGGGCGTTGCTTCAAATGGACAAGCTCTTTCTGATTATGAAGTTGAGAGAGATTTCCTACGGTGAAAAGTATAATGCTGCTATTAATTGTAACTCCTGTAAAAGGGATAATGCTATTACATTCCAACTCAATGCTTTGCCTGTTACCTATGTTGAGGATGATTTAAATGAGCCGATTACAATTCATTTATCTGTATTAGAAAAAGATGTAAAAGTTAGATTCCCCAGGGTTCAAGATGAAAACTATTTTTCTAATGCTGATCAGGCTATAACTAATTTGTGGAGATTTGTTGAAGAAATTGATGGACACGCTGAAAAGAGTGTTATTTCTAAAGTTCTTCCACAATTACCTCTGCAAGATGCTCATACTCTTTTGGATGGGATGTCTGCATCCAAATATGGAGTGGACACAAAAGTACGCTTTGTGTGCAATTATTGCAGTCATAACGAAGTAATGGAGTTACCGATCACGGCTGATTTTTTTACAGGGAAATAGTTGGGTCTTTTAAATTAAAAGATCTGCTATATGAAGCCTATATACTTGTAAAGCACTCCAACTTCACCTATGGTGATGTAAAGGAGATGGCTCGATCAGAACGGGCTATTTTCTTAGAATTCTTAACCCAAGAGATAGAAGAGCAAAACAATGCAAGTAAACACCACAACAGTCGTAGATAGAGGGAACAGACCTAATGTTAGCCAAATAGTAGGGTTACGAACTTATTTCATTAATGATGGAGCCTATGTAGATCCTTATGAAATAAGTAGTGTGCAACTATTTAGAAAAGGAGATACCCTGACACCTCTAAGTGTCACGGGTACTGACGGGTTAGTGACCGCAACACCTAAAATGGCTTTTGCTGCCTATGGTACTAATCCAAATGGAACTATGGCCCACTGTACTATTACCGCAGGTACTGATGTAGGCACCCCTTGTGAAGATGCTTTTAATGTTACTAATTATATTCCCGCAGTAACGGCTAGTGGAATCTATAGGATGGGACAAGGGGAGTATGTTGTTGTTTTAGATCAAACCTTGGCTTTATCGGGGTGGGACTATACTACCAGTACTCAAGTTGCCGCTGCTAGTTTATCTGCTGTTAATGATTATGTTGATCTATGGACGGTAAAACTAAACTCTGCTTCTAAGTATCAAGTAATTACGAATCAGTTTTCATTAAACGAAGATACCTTCTTTGCTTTCACTGAACCCCTTCTCTTAAATACTTCTAACAAGCTTATGAATAAGCATGTTAGGCTAGGAGAAACAATTGACCTTAAAGTTACAACAGAAACCACAATCCAAAATCATGACATACCTAAGAATGTCCAAGATATTTTTAAAGATTCGGTTATAACGGATGCTGCGGTGAGCATTAAAAAAGTAAATCAAGATGTTGCTTTTGCTGGGCCATTTGAAGCAATCACAAATGGGGCTATGACCATTACTAAAGATAATACCCTAATCTATAATTGGCCTACAAATAATTTAAAAAATCTTACATCGTTTACAAATGGAACTTTCGGAAGTTTAACAGGGACCTATAGTGTACAGGTGAAGTATACCTTGTTAAATGAATATATATTAAGCCCACTGTTTTATCTCACAGTGTCGTAAGGAGGTGATTCATGAGATAGTCGTAATCATACTTTTTAGTATGATCGGTGACAAATCTACTTAGGTCGGTGCCCTTAATGTGGGCATCATTCCAATCGTTTACTTCTGAAGGAGGATGGCAAATGTAGAGATTTGCCATCCTTTTTATGCGTCTGAGGTAGTCGAACTTGTTTACCCCTCTTTTTCCCGCATCATCATTATCATACCCGATAATTATTTTACCTTCAAATTCTTTAAGAGCTTCTACTTGGTACTCGGAGACAGAACACCCCATAGTACAAGTAGCATTAATCCCCTGAATCTGGAGAGAGACAGCATCTAACGGTCCTTCACAGACTACTAAATGGTCAGCCTCTGTGTCATATGGATATAGGATGTGAGAAGGCTTAGGCCAGCCTTCTGAGGGGTTAAGGTATTTAGGTGTCTCGTCGCCCAGAGTACGGGCCTGAAAGTAAAAAATTTCCGAATCTTCTTCAAACGGAATAATTAACCGTCCTTTGTATCGGCCCTGGGTGGACACATAATACTTAGATTCCCCTGTGTCTAAATTAAAGAGACCGCGTTCGTATAAGAAGGTCCACGCTTTTTGCATGAGGGGGTCTTCAGTCTCATAGTCCTCTACAGTTACAGGGGTAAGATGCAGATCTTCTCTTTCGGCCCTCGGTGCGGAGATTTTTATTTCTAACTTTTTCGGGAAATCCCCTTCTAGGTCTTTAAAGAGGAGAGCGGCTTCTGCTTGATTATATGTAATACTTTCTAGGAAAGCATAGATCTGGACGAAGTTACCTCTATTTCCACTCTTAAAGCATTGCCACAGACCACTATCTAAGTTAATGCTCATGTGGCGTTTGTAGTCATCAGAGATAAATACAGAGGGTACGATTAGCTCTGTATCCCCAGAGGACAATCTATAGTTATCCTTGAACTTCTCAAGTAAGTAGTCTCTAATAAACTGAGGTGCAACTATGTTCATAAATACAATTTCCGAATCAAAATCCAAGACATTCAAAGAATGTCAACTTAAGTACCGTTATCGGTACATTGATCGTTTTAAAGAGGGGGATCGAAATACTGACCCGCTTCACTTTGGTTCGTTCATACATAAAATCTTTGAGGATGGCTTTGAGGCAAAGAGCCTTGCCGACCTCACTGTTATAGCGGAAAGTGCTAAAAAGGACTACACTTTCTCGGAATCTTATGCTCCTAAGACCAAGAAGTGCTTAGAGAACTTCCTGCGTTTTAATGCCACCTTGGCAGAAACGGTGGCTACTGAAATGGTCTACGAGATTATCCATGATAAAGAAAAGGATATTAAGCTCAACGGGATCATTGACCGTGTGATTAAAGGCAAGGATGGAGGGTATCTTGTAATCGACTACAAAACCTCTAAAAGGGAGCTATCTGAATTGGACCTGTACCAGGACAGACAGATGCAGGGGTATGCTTATGCGGTACACAAGTTGCTAGGAGTGCCCTTGAGTGACATTGTGGTGGCTCACTACTACCCCGTCACCAATAACTTTGTCACATGTAAGTATTCTGCGAACCAGATTAGGCATTACCTTAGAGAGAAGGTTGATCAAATCTGGAAGATTAGAAAAATGAAGAAGGCTGAGTTTCAAGCCATGCAGAATCAGTTCTGCAACTGGTGTGGCTACAAGAACATCTGTCCTGAGTTTAACTCTGGTAGACTCTGTGAAGAGCGTATGCAGCAGTTAAAGAATACCAAACGCACCAAGAAGTAATATAACACCACTAGCGATAGCTATCAATGCTATCCCTCCGTAGTATAGCATAGCTAAAAAATTAGCTACTCCTGGCATACTATCGGTAATCTCGGCAGCGATTAGATATTCGAAAATCTCGTTTTTATCTTGGTTTGTCATTTATTATTAATGGGTAGTATATACTTATATCAATAGAGCCAAAGAAGTTTTCTACTTGTTCAGACGAGTATCTACACTTTTTAGTTAGATAATTATATAAGCTACTTAATTTTATTACTTTCTGTTTAGTTAAGGATTCTAATATCTTTATCTGAAAGTGCTTAATAAATTTTTCTGAATACTTATATCTCCATTTCTCTACAAAGTCTTTATGTAAAGTATAGTTAATTAAATCCATAAAATCTATTAAATCAATATCTGTATTCATGTTTAAAGCGTTCTTATTATATTAGAGGCAAGATGGTCCAATTTTCAAAAGAATCTCAAAGTTTTTTAAAATCTGTTGGAGGGGACAGGAAGAAGATCCTTACCCCTACCCCAGCGAGTGCTGACAGGATGACTCCTGGGGATATTCTTATTTTTAGATATTATGTGGCCCCTACAAATAAACTTCCAGGAACAAAGGGACAAAGAGTAATATTGATCGTAAGATGTAAACGAGGAGATGGGGTGTTCCCAGGAAAATATGGAGATAAGTTAGTAAGTTGTTTTAAGCTAGAGGGAGATTCTGAGGTTGTTATTGATACTATCATAGAGAACCTATATAAGAAGAGACGTAAATCTTCTTATTACGGTAAGATTAAGAAAAGTTTGATTAAATTATTAGGAATAGATAGCTATAGAACCTACAAATTAGGACAAATGAAAGAGATATATAAAGTAGCTTTAGGAAAATAAAATGGCCCCTCCCCCCGAAGACTCCCCAGACCTAGAACAGAGCTTAAGAGACATTGCAACAGCTTTAGCTGGTCTAACTCCTGTGTTACAGGAGATAGCAGATTCAGAAGTGGAGCAATTGGAGAAGGCTGATGGCTTGGGGAAAATAAATAAAAAGAGTTATCTTTCATTAGTAAGACAGGCTAAAGCCATTCCTATAGTAGGTAAAGCTGTTACAATGGGATCTCAGGAGATTGTTGCCGCTGTTAAGGGTAGCATGCAAATGCAGGAGAAAGCTCTTTCTAGAGGATTAAACTTAACCAAGGTTATGGAGCAGCAATCTGCTACTACAACTTATCTAACAGAAGGCATAACTGGGTATGGGAAAGCTCTTGAGATAGGTTGGGAACAGTTTGCAGCAGGTTCAAGAAGATCCAATAAAGCCACGGATTTACTCCTTGCACAAACCAAGCTTACAGGAGGCAACTCTCTAAAGTTAATGAAAGAGATGCAGGGATTAACTGCTGGAACTTTAATGTCTAATGAGCAACAAACTAATCTTCATAGCTCCATTCAATCTTTAAGCCAAAGATTTGGAATGACTACGGAGGAGTTAGTGGGGGCGATTGGAGAATTAAAAGGTTCCATGAAGATGTATTCTCTTCTTAATATTGGACCTGAGATTTTAGAAGCGGGTGCTGCAATTGGTGCTGCTCTTGGTCCAGAAATGGCTAAGTCTGGTACTAAATTTTTAGATTCTATGTTATCAGCAGAAGGGGCCATTACAGCAGGGATGTTAGGGGTGAGTGCAGACAGGGAAGCTCTTCTGAAAGGTGAAGGGGATGCAACTAGAAATGCCCTGATGATGGTTGAATCTGCGGGTAGGGCGGCTCATGATATGTACCAGTCTTATTTGCAGGGCTCAGGAGACCCTGCAATCGCGTACAAGGCTGTTTCTGATGCTCTTGGTCCTGCTATGGCTGAGGGAGCTATGGTCTATAAGGGGATGAAAGAGGAGGCTGACAGGATGGGCATGACCATGAGCAACTATAGTAAAATGGTTGCAGAGAGAACTGCTGTTAGTAAGGAATTTGCAACTACTTGGCAATCTATAAAAGATGAAGCGTTTAGTCCTTTAATAGAGAAAATTACTCAAACGGTTGGGTGGATTACTGAGTTTGTAAAAGCTCATCGTGAATTGACAGTGAGGATCGTCCAAGTTGGAGGAATCCTTGCAATAATTGCAGGGCTTCTAATTGCTGGATTAGCAGTACAAAAAGCTAAGGGCATAGCTAAGAGTGTGAAAGGGGCTCTTGGAGGAGATGCGGCTCAGGGTGCTGGTAAGGCTGCTGGTAAGGCTGGTGGGGGCTTTGGAAAAAGTCTTTCAAGTTTAGGAAAAGGTCTAGCTAATTTAGGAAAAGGAATTGGAGGGGGAGTAGGTGCTTTAATACAAAAAACTCTTCTAGGGATTGGACAGGGTTTATCTTCTTTAGGAAAAGGGCTTGGAGGAGGAATAGAGGCTTTAATATCTAAATCTCTGAGGGGAATTGCCAAGGGAGTTGGATATTTTGCTAATCCAAAGGTTTTACTGGGTGCATTAGGAATCTTAGCCGTAGGGGCTGCTCTTATTCCTCTAGCCTTTGCCCTAACATTAGTAAAAGATGTGGGGATAGGAGCTATGTTAGCCTTTGCAGGAGCCCTGGTTGTTTTCGGTTTAGCGGCAGTGGGCTTCGGCTTTATCGCGCCACTCATCGGTGTAGGATCATTAGCTATCCTAGGATTAGGACTTGCTCTTATTCCACTAGCGTACTCTTTAAAACTAATAGCTGGGGTGGGGATAGATACAATGTTTGCCTTTGCAGGAGCCCTGGTTGTTCTAGGTGTTACGGCTGCTGGGTTAGCCTTTATTTCACCTTTTATCATTATGGGGTCAATAGCTATAGCAGCATTAGGACTTGCTCTTCTTCCTCTAGCAATGGCTATAGCTACTGCCGCACCAGGACTTGAACAATTAGCTGTTGTAATGACTGCATTAGCAGGAGTTTCTATAACGAGTCTTTTCCTATTAGGTCCTGCTTTATTCTCTGTTGCAGCAGGATTGTCTGCACTTTCCGCAGGAGGGGCCGTCTCTGGATTCTTCTCCATGTTTACGAAAGGAGATGATCCTATAGAAAAACTAGTAAAGATGGGAAAAGCTGCTAAACATATTAATAAATTAGTAGACTCTCTTAATAAACTTCCTGCTGCAATAAATGCAACAGCAACTGGTTTAGGAAACCTCTCTATGGATGATGTTGAAAAAATGGGAAAAATGGGTGAAGCTGTTAGTAAGGGAGGAACTGCTAGTCATTTCAAGAAAAATAGGAATCCCTATGTGGAAAGGATACTGCAAAGGGAGTATGCAGATACTGACCGAATGAAATTGAACGATGCGAAAATGAAGGCTGGAATTGGTCCTGGCTTGGCTGCTCAAAGTGCTTATTCCACAATGAAGAGGAACAGCCCTATGAACCTCTATGGTGATTCCTCTCCTGTATCTAAAGCAGAGAACATAAGAAATCTTCAGGCAGATATTGCAGAATCTAAGCGTGAGGAGACTTTGTACGAGGATGAATTTATGGTAGAAGTCATTAAAGAGCAAACACAAATGCTTGAGCTAGTACTAAATAAATTAGTAGAAGGAAATGATCAGAGAGCAGATGGATTAGAGCAAGGGTCTCACAGTATTAATCAAAGAAACCGACAAATAGCTAATAGTAGAGTTTCTCCTGGTGTAGAAAGACGATCTATGGGACAGGGTTTAGTGGGGAACATTGATGGCTAATTTAGATACTTACGGAAAAATGTTTCATAGTCGAGCAATGGATCAACGGTCTCGTATCGTTTTCCATTATGGAGGAGATCCAGAACCTCTTATCTTTTTGCCCTTCTATGAAAATCCCACTATTACAGAAACTCAAAGTGCTAACTATGCTGAGTATAATCCTGTTGGAAGAGCAGGAAGTTTGTTTGCTTATACAGGAGCGTCTTCCAGAAAGATAAAGGTTAAGATGCATTTTACTTTGCCCCACTTAGCAATGCATGAGATGGGAATTAATAGGTTTACGAGAGTCTTTGCTAACTCTGGAAAGGAGTCTGAGAAATTGTTGTTTACTCAAAACGCAAAATTTTCTTCAATGCAAAAAAAAGGTGACGCTGCAAATTCTTTATCCAAGGCTGTAGAAAAAGTTTACTTGTCTATACTAGCAGAATCAGAAGGATCCTTTTTAAATAATGCTCAACTATCTACTCTTTATGGAAACCAAGCTACCCAAGCGGTCCTGAATTCGGTATTAGGACCTCTTGGAGCTAATGTTGATTTACCTGAATCTGCTGTAACTGAAATACATAAAGTTATTGATACTCTTTTATTCTTTATAGCTCTTTTAAGAACTTCTGTTACTAATAAGGCTACTAATCCTTTGTATGGTCCTCCTCTACTAAGATTAGATTTTGGAACCCTGTATCAAAGTGTTCCTTGTATCTGTAAATCCTATAATCTATCTTGGGAAGAGGAAGCGGGGTATCATTTAGAAACCCTTACCCCCAGACGCTTAACGGTGGCTCTAACTTTAGAAGAGGTGAGGGTGGGGGATTTCGGACAGTACGAACCTGCAAAATTTTTAACGAGAGATAATCTTGCAGGATGGGAGAGTGCTATAAATTCACCCTACACAACAGATCCTCTCCCAGAACAGGGCTTTTGGTCTGAAGGTTAAAATATGCAAAATAAATATCCTGGAAATAGAAGTGGTTTTGGATATGTAACTATATCCCACAAAGGAGTTCGTATTCCTACTAGCGTTGGTAGTACTCAATATGAAAATACTTTTGGAGGAAGTGGGAGTAGTCGATCTTTTAAAGGTCTTTCTGGTAAAATACCCGCTGGATATGAGCATAGACCCGACCTAATTTCTAATCTGTATTTAGATACTCCAGCAGCGTGGTGGATAGTTTGCGAAAGAAATTCGGCATTTGATGTGTTCGAAGCGTTAAATACTGGAGATCCTATTAGAATCCCTATAAGCCTATAATATAAATATGCAAGTTGTTCCCACAGTAAACATTGTCATGTCTTATGACCCTGAAGTTATGATTAAATTTCAGGAAATGGGATCTTTAGAAGCGTTTAAAATATATAAAGATCAACAGGAAGCCTTTAGACTACAGGCTCAACTAGGTTTAAATCTTATTGGTTCTACTATAACCTCTAATCCTCAAACCTATATTTTTAATAATGCCCCTGGATCTACTTTTATTTCCCTTAACCATTCAGTAGGTGGGGAAGCATCAGACGCTCTTGTAGAGATAGAACTCATGGACCCTCAGGGAGTCTTTGAACAGGCTATGTTGGATAACACCGTAGAAGGAATTTTGGATATTAAAAGTAATCCAGTGGGTAGAAATCTTCTTAAAAAGAAAAATGATCTAGTTTTTCAAGAATCTCTTAGAACCAAACTAAAAAAAGAAGAGAGGCGATTAAACAATATTGATGGTTCTGCTGAAAAACTAAAAAAACTAGCTAACGAATTAGCAGCCGTAGAAGATAAAATTGGGGAAGAGGAAACATTATTTTCTAAAGGTACAGGGCTACAGGGGGAGGTAGAAGCGGGAGAAGCTATTAATGAGAACGATGCCGCTATTGAGATCCTCAATAAACAGTTAGCAACAGCCACTACACAATTTCAAAGACCTATTTATATTACTTATGGTTGTGGAGATGACTTGATAGACTGGGCTCCTGTACACTGTTATGGAAGAATTATAGGGGTTGATTATTCTTTTGCTGGGCCAGAGCCCCGCACTCTAAAATTGAAATTTGCTGGGATAAGTGCGCACCCTAATGCTGTGCAGGGAATGGGAGTTAAACCTTTTGGATCCTTATTTACAAAGGGTCTTGTTACAAAGGGAGAGTCCTATCGAATATTTAATAAGGATGCAGCCAAAGCTTATGCTGATAAATATAAAGAGATCTATAAAGCCAACAATCAAGTAGAAGGAGTTTCTCCTGACATTGATACCGATGCTTATGCTGAAGAAGATATTGATTATTACTTGGGACGGCCCAATAGACCAAGTTTTCATAAAGTAGTAAAAGATGCTATAACACAGTTTATTAAAAACGGTACAAACTATGATAATGTTTTAGTTTGTTTTCCTGATTTAGATAAGCATCTTAAGAAGTATTTAGAGGACTGTGTTAATAGTGCTAGTTGGAGAGCCCCTGATTGGATAAAAAGGGATACTACAATTGATGTTGATTTTGAGGTAGATTATCTTAAGGGATTTGGTGAGGCTTTAGAGGGAATTGGGATGAAGTTGTGTCAAACCACTGAGTCTTCTATGAATCCAGGAGTTCATTCCTCCAACGGACCTGTGGGGGAGAATACTTTTGAAAATTTAGAAGAGTGTGAATGTGTAGAAGATGTTGGAGATTGGTTTGAGAGTAAAAATATTAAAGCAGTTATGGAATGTGATTACGTTTCCCAGACCTTTCTAGAAAAACTATCAGCAGTTGGAAAAGCGATTCAAAATAAAATTGAAGAGTTTGCCCCAGACGACTCTCCACCAAAAATGGATTTTCTAACACAAGTAAAAGGAGAAACAGATTTTGAGTTATTAAGAATTATGCATAGATCGGGATTAATAAACACTCCAGCAGAACCCTTACTTTATTGGGGAGATAATGTTTTTATTAATAACTTTCTGGAAGCTAGAATGCTGGAATATAGCAGTCAACAAATGGCTCAGGAGTTTGGTTTAGATACATCTGAGAATCTCAAAGATAAGGAGCCTACACTGAGTCAGGATAATATTGAGTGGTTTACTGAAACCAAAATGGTACAAACTGTCCATCCTTTAGATGTTATTGATGGATTAGATATTGGCTATATGAAGAATGTAATAGACTTAGTATATCCCATACCGTGGATTGGTCCTTTTGGTCCTATGAATAGTGGGGATCTTGAGGAGGCTCTAGCTCTTACAGAAGATACCAATTTAGAGAGTAACAGTCTTGCTAGTTTGAAAAAGAACCAGCCTTTACAATCGTCACGAATGCCAGTATTTACTTTTGGGGTAAAGAATCCTAATGTTCTTGGTGTAGATATTGATATTGATGGAATTTATTTCGCAGCTATGAGTACAGGAGCAGCAGGCTCCCTTCCAGGACAAGCGAAGGTGGCTGGAATTGTTCCAAAAGATTTCGCAGGAACTTATACGGCAATGTTCCAAAAAATGGCTAATTTAGATTTAGCTGATAAAGATAAAGATAATGTGCCTAAGGGTTTTTGGAAACTGATTGAACCTTATTATGATGCGGATTGGTGGAATGGGGATGATGTTCAGGACTTTGATGAGTGGAATACTATTTTTAATAGTTTGGGAGAAAAAGATTTTGTAGATATAAAGGATATGACTTTTGAGGGAGACGCCCAAAAAGATAAATTTAAAATATTTATGTGGAAAGCCTTCTCTGCTCTTTTTACTCAACCAGATCCTATTCCTTTATCAACTAAAAATATGCCAGGAAATGCCCCCTCTAAGCCCTTTATAACTCATAGTATGAAGGTTGCTGATAAAATTACTAATTCAGCAATGACAGGGAGGGTTACAACTCTTCCACTTTTTAATCTTGCTAGTATGAGAAGAGTGATGAATAGAGCTTGTCTATTATACTGTGTAGAACCGCAGTTTACGAAAGCCGTATCAGAAAGCGGTTCTATTAATAAGCCCTCAACTTGGTTTAGCGGTATTTATAATCTTTTTAGTTTTAAGCACACTATAAGTGCGGATACGGTTGAGTCAGAATTTTTAATCGTAAAAGGAGCAGGAAAAGGGGCTGCACTAATTAAAGAAGATAAAGAGGTTTACGAGACATAAAATGACACTTAGATTAAAAATAGGAACTGTAAAGAGTAAGGCTGATGTTACCAGAACGGGTGTCTTCCAAGTTGCATTTAAATTAGATCAAACGGAAGATGTGAGATATGTCACCCCTTATGGCAATAGTCAGCAAGGATTTATAGCAATACCTCCAGCGGGCAGCCAAGTTTTATGCTTGTATGAGGATTCAGTAAATCTTGAGGGAGATGAGCTTAGAGGAACTTTTTATATAGGTTCTGTAATGGGGGCTATTACAGGTCTTAATAAGGATGTACCTTTAGATATTTCTGAGTTACCTCAGGCTGCGGAAGATTTTATATCTTATGTAGAAAAAGATAAGCCTGGATTAGCAGGACCAAATATTCCAGAGGGGATGTTCCCTGAAATGACAGAAGATCAGAAGGGTTCGTGGCCTCGGAGGTTCCAAGATATGTATGATGGAAAGGGAATTACACCAGAAGCTATTGGTATTACGAACTATGGAGGAGATGCTTTTAAAATTTCAGAAAGATATAACTCTACTGAAAGATCCAAGCAGCCCTTTCAAGATTTTAGAGTTGGGATCATGAGTGGAAACGGGAAACGGATTGAGGCTGTTGACAGTCCCATTGTAGATGGGATTGTTATGACAAACGAACACAGGGGTAAGGACTTCTTTATTTGGAGTAGTGGTATGAGTGCCCAAAGCCCCTTTGCTCAAGGAGAGTACCATATGAGAACTCATGGTCCTGTGAACATGTATACGCTCATGAATAGGTTTCATATTTGGGTAGAGGATGGTCTTAATGTAGAGATTGAAAATAAATCTACTTCATCTAAATCCTATGGTGGAGGAATCAACTGTGATGGAAGAACGGATGGGGCTGGAAACCCCTCTACTGGGTTAGGAGATCCTGGTGCTGGGGGGTATAAGGCTAGTAGACAGGGAGTTTTTGGAAACGAAAGTACGGGCTGCATTCAATTACTGTCTCACCATAACAACATATCTCTAAGTGCTTTAGAACAGGATTCAGTTGTCCATATACATACCCCAGGACCTCATAGCAGGGTGATTGTAGAATCAGGAGGAACAGTAGATATAGTAGCAAATAAAAAGATTACACTTCAGAGTGATCTAGAAGTAGAAATTAACGCCCCTTTGGTACAACTTAATGGATCGACCGAAGTAGAAATTAATGGAAAGGAAGTAGATATTAATGGTGGGGCCGTACATATAGATGGTGGCCCTTATATCTATTTAAATGATGACGCAGACGGTGCGAATAGCGGAGGGTATACTCCTTAGGAACTAATATGGCAACATTCGATTTTTCAAAAGCAGCAAGTATTATTACAAGCTCACCAACCCCTATTTTAGATGCTATGGGAACCCATTTTGGAGTTCCTCAGTGCATGTTAAATTTTGCTAAAGATGTTTTAAACGCCTTCCCCTCCCCAGTCTTAAACTCTATTAATTCAGGAATTGAAGATGGCAAAAATTTAGCTGATTCTGTATTCAAAGATATAATGAGAAAGGTGTTCTTGGATACTGGAATTATTGAATACGATACTACTTTGGGAAGATTTGTGTTTGTTTCTAGTTCCTCAAATCAGGGGGTAGAGCAGGATTTACTACAAGGTCTTGATAACTTACATGGCTTGGGTACTATCTTAGGTTTTGGAGCAGAAGCTTGGGTTATAGGACAGAATGTTGCTAATCAGCTTGATGTTATGAAATCGTGTATAGATAAGATGAAATCCTTTAACGCTCTTCAAAAAGGGCCTTCTGCTATTGCAGATAAGATGGCTGGATTTGACATGGTGGATGCAAACGGGAATATCGTGGAGTCTTTCCCCGCACCCCCTCCAGCACTTAAGGCTGCTAGTTTGATTTATGATCAAAATAAGGAAATTTTAGAGGAGGCTGCTGGGTTTGTGGCTCAAGCAGACGCCCAACAACAAAACATTAGAGAAATTCAACAAGCTCGTTTGGCAGACCCAGAGAATAATCCAGAGCCCGTTTTCTGGAAAAACATGAGAAACGATGATCCAAATAGCCCTTGGTTCGGACAAACTCTGGGGGAAGCTCTCTCTGGAGCAACCACCTTTACTTTAGTGGATGCGGAAGCGGGGCGTGATGGATTCCCTATTGTTCCTCCTGATTTATCTGGAGATGCTTTTAATCCTTTTGTAGATGTTATTAATTCTAGTGGTATGCTTCCTCCTGTGTCAAAAGATGGACAATTTTTATTCTCTAAAACGGGGGTTTACTATGATTCTTATGGAGGAGGATTAGACTACTCTGGATGTATTACTAATATTGTTAATGCAATTTACTATGATTCTTCTGGTAATGCTATTCCTGGAACTGGAGTCCCTGCTAATGCTGTAGAGTGGTTGCATGCTTATAACCCTAACCTAGGGGGAAAGGGGGATCCTGTAAAGTGGGCTACGTTTAATAAATGGGCTAATACCGCTTTTGATATAGATCAGATTAATGAAAGTCCTTTGGTACAAGATTTTTATGCAGAAGATCACTTCTTACAGGTTATTATTGATCAACGTAATAGAGAAGTATATGATCTCTCCTCCTATATTACTGAGCTTCAACAACAGGGGTATGCTGAAGATAGTGCCGTTTTAACTAATCAACGCCAAACTCTCTATGCTAAAGTAGCTGCCCATGATAAAAAAATTAATAAACGGAAAAAACAAATTGAAGTGCATATACTACTTTCTCCCACTGATGCTCCAGCGATTAAGGGACGGATCCCTATTAATAATTTCGTAGATTTAGATGCTTCTTTACTTGCAATTGAAAAACAAAAGCAAGAACATCTACTTTTCAATCCTGGTGAGGTCTCTGGGGTGGTTCTCCCCCTCTGTCCTACTTTTATTAAGAGTGACATCCCTCAAGACGCTTTTACTGTAGAAGGTTTAATGGTGCCCCCTGTGGGAGTTGGTCAAATAATTACTTCTGATTTTCCTGTTAGTGGGACTAGTGGAACTTTGCTATCTTTAACTGATCAAATTACTACAGACGGTCTCGTTAGTGTTTATAACTTTTTAGATGCAGATATAGTTAAACCAGATTCCTCTAAGTATTTATCAATAAACTGTGCTACAAGCTCCTCTAGCGAAGGTGCTGCACAATTGGTTGCGTCTTCTATAGATAGTATGTTCCCGTCAGGTATAGGACTTCCTTATTTTAGAGGAATGTGTAACTTCTTTTCTGGGGTAAACGGTGACGGTAATACTAAAGTAAGTAAGTATACTACTAACAATGAGTATTTATATTCAGCATATAGACCCTATGGATATGGAAAACTTCAAAGCGGTTATTCGGATATAGATAGTTTGTTATATAATAAAACAGGAGCTACGTTTGATTTTTGGACACATTTACCAGACCTTGACGAGGCTAATGGATTAGGATGGAATGGGGATCAGTCTTTATCTGCTCTCCACAGAGTTGTTCTTTCTTGTGAGAATAGAGGAGGGACTTATAGTTCTACTGATGAGAGTTGGAGTATAGGTCCTAAGAAGGATGAGGATACTGTCAGAGGATTGTTAATGGGCTTTACACGGGATAGACGTATTACTAAGGGATTTGGACCTAGTAATAATCCTGCCGATAATGACATACTTGAGGGTCTTGTATTTCATATGAGCCCTACTCAATCTATTAATACTAGTGGGGTTGCTTTCTTAGCGGCTTCTGGGGATCCTAAATACTGTCCTACTGATCAAGTAGCCCCTAGTGGGTTTTATGGGATTTCTATAGATACTTCTACTACTACTTCTGTTGGAGACATGTTTAATGATTGTTCTAGTGGCTTTGTTCATACTACCGTTACGGTAGATTACGGACAAGATTTAGTAAGTATTTATTTAAATGGGAACTTGTTAACTGCATCTAGCGTAGAGAGGACCTTTGGAGAGGTAGGACCTCCCCAAATCCCTTCTATGGTAAATGCTTCTTCTTTCTTTTACGATGTCCAATATGAGGAAGATCTCCCCCCCAATGCTCCCTTGTTTCCCCCCGATAGTCTTGGATACAGAGATTTTTGGTACTGGGACGGTCCCCAACCTGGAGGGAGAACAAGACTTGCTTTTACTCCCTGGGTTATAGGAGGAGGTTATACTGACGGTATGCATACTAAAGACCTCAGAACCTACTCTTCTGGATCTAATGAGGGGATGAATTTCATGGGAGGAAAATGGGGAGGTAAAAAAAGTGGTTTGTATGGGTTCTTAGGAAGTCTTAAACTATATAATAGAGCGATTACTGCTGCGGAGGCATTAAAGAACTATAAAGCTCAGAAAGGGTTTTTCACCAATATTAGAACTTACGAATACTAGAAATGGCTATTACTACTACCCACAACACTTACGGAGCAAAAACCAGTATTAATGTTAAGAAAGTTATTACTTCAAAAATTAAAAGTAAGAATGGTTTTGTGTATCCCCTTGCTGGTTCTTTTAAAACGGCTACAGGCCACCCTCCTGAGCTTAGAACTAATTTAAATGAGGGGGGTTATTTTAGTAAGGCTCAAGGTCTTTCCCTCATTAGGAACAATTTAAGACAGCTTCTTTTGTGTGAGCGTGGAGAGAGAATAATGCTTCCAAATTATGGAATCTCCCTTCAGAAGTATGTGTTTGAACCTTTAGATGAAACTACTTTTTATCTTATTAAGACAGAAATTTTAAAAACTTTAAAAACTTATTTTAGTATGGCGCATGTGATTAGTATAAGTGTTTTATCTAATGAATTGGAAGCAGTACGAAGTGAGATTGTAGTAAAACTAACCCTTCAACTTTTGGATGGGTCCTTAGATATTTTTGACGCAGAGGTTAAGGTAGCATAATGGTATTTTCAGGAACAACAAGCACAGATTTTATGAAACTAGGGACTATTCCTGACCGTAAAAAAAATCAATATATTGATTATGCGGGAACAGATTTTTATTCCCTTAGAGAAAACTTATTGGGGTATATTAAATCAGTATATCCTTTAGACTACCAAAACTTTTCAGAATCAGATTTAGGTTTAATGCTAGTAGAAGTAGTGGCATATATGGGTACAGTCTTCTCTCTAAAGGGAGACATGCTGGCTAACGAAAACTATTTAAGAACAGTTAAGACTAGAAATAATTTAAAGAAGCTTTTAGAATTAGTAGGGGTGGATATGCGTGGACCTTTAGGAGCAGCAGCCTCTGCACGGCTTACACATAAAACTAGTTTAGCGGGAGAGTACCCAGTTACTTTTAGCCCTTCCCAAAGGGTCTTCGCTATAACCTCTAAAGAAGACGGGGCACCTGTTAACTATACTTTATATAAAATTGTTAATAATGCAATTCAAGATATTCAAAATCCTACTGCCAGTATAGCATTAGAGGAAGCGGAGGCTGAAGGGGATTTAGTTTTTCATAATATAGCACTATTAGAAGGGGCTTTAACCGTTCAACAGGGTACATTTAATACTTTAGAGGGAAATAAAAGAATTACACTAACAGACGCTCCCATTATTGATGGCAGTGTGCAGGTTTATGTTACAACTCCACAAGCAGATAACCCAGCCCAAGGGGCATATACCCAAGTTAATAGGCTGTATTCAGCATCGGGTACTGATGATAAAATTTTTCAAGTAATTAGTGATGAGAATTATGCTGCAACACTTTTATTTGGGGATAATGCTTTAGGGATATCCCCACCAGCAGGAGCAAGTTTTACTGTTATTTATAGAGTGGGAGGGGGAACTAGAGGTAATATAGGTGCTGGTGTTATTAACGTAGAAACTACTGGAGAATTAAGTGTTGCGGGGACCTCTACTTTTACTACTGAAAACATATCAGCAGCTACAGGAGGTGCGTCAGCAGAGACTGCGGAACACGCTAAAAAATATGCCCCTTATACTTTTAAGAGACAAGATAGGGTAGTTACTTTAGAAGATTTTGTTGCTATTGGAAATACTTTTAGAAGTAAACAAGGTACTATAGGAAAGACTACAGCAGTAGTACGAGATGCTTTTTCTTCTGGAAATATTATTGATGTTTATACTTTAGAACGAGCTAATGATGTCACCCTACAAAAAGCTTCTACCACTTTTAAAAAGGAACTTTTAGAAGAGATAGAACCTAAAAAAATGTTAACAGATGAGGTGGTAGTTGTAGACGGTTTAATCAGAACTTTGGATATTGTTGTTACCATTCGAATTGATAGAGAATTAAAATCTATAGAGTCTCAGATTGAGCAAGAAACAAAGAACGTCATCCTTCAATATTTTAATGTTGATAATTCTGAGTTTGGGGCACCTTTTGTCAGCGGGGATCTTACTAGAGAAATTTTTAGACTTCCTCATGTGCGATTTGCTACGGTTGATAACCTTCCTGATGTTACTTCTGTAGACTTTAATGAGATTATCCAACTAAATAACTTTACAATTAATACCGTTCTCCTGTAATGTCAAGAAGATACATAAAAAAATCTAAGATAAATGACCTTAATCAGGTTATTCCTGAGATTGTAGCTGTAGTCAATGCTAAAGACAATATTGAGAGTATTGCAACTTCTCAAAAGTATTTTAAGCAAAATTACTTAGACGCTATTAGGAAAATTATTCCTAATTTTTATTTTTCAGACGAACAAGCCATTAGTGGAACCCAAGTCTCTTTTCCTAATCAGCTTATTAACTCTCATATCTTAGCTAATAAAAATCAAGATACTATTCTGCCAGTTTCTGCTTTAGAATATGATTCCCATCTCTCTGCTATTAATAGTCCTTCGGGGTTTGCTAAGTATTTTCATAAGCAGCAGTCTCCAGCCCAAATTAGTCCTGATGATTTTATGAGGGATATACTTCTCCCTTTAGGAGTTTCATACGAGGATTATACTTCTAGTGCAGAGTTTTTAAATTATGTAAGTGGAACTTTTTTGCCCTCTATACCTATGGTCTGTACGGGTCATCATGCGACAGCAGATTTGTATGCACTAACAAACGGTGCTTTTGCTAGTGATTCTTCTGGAACTTATAAATATTTAGCCAATAATTTGGGATGGTTATATTTCCTAAATAGGTTAGGCCCCACTAATGGATATGATGCTTCCTCAGGTTTAGCTGAATTAATAACTAATACACTTTGGTTTGGTCGTTCTGTAGTTTTAGAAGATACTATTAATCTATATCAAGAGTATCTATGGAAAAATGAGGCTGTGTGGGGGTTATCTGATAGAGTTATTCCCGTAGACTATGTTTCAGGTACTAACACCCCTTCTGGAGTTTATACGAGCGGTACTCAATTATTAGACAGACTAAAAACTTTAAACACTGTTGTATACTCTCCTCATTATTTAAATAGTCCTGATAGAAAAGTACAAACTGCGTTTGATACTTATTTAACTACTTCTACGGCTATCCTAGATGGAACTCTTATCACAGACACAGAAGAGGCTGGTCCATTAGTTAGATTTTTAGAGGCTATGTCTTTTGGATTTGCTGATACTCTTGCTGAACAAAATGAGCTTAGTCTCCTTTATGATATAGGTAAGTGTCCTGAAGAGTTCCTGGAGTTGTTAGGCGAGCTTATTGGTTGGAAGTACATTGGGGCTGATTATGATAAGTGGAGAGTTCAGCTAAGGAATGCAGTTTATATTTATAAAATGAAAGGTACTAAGAGATCAATCCAATATTTGTTGGATACCGTGTTCTCTACAGGTATTTTTAATGTTACAACTAGTAACACCCTTTCTGAGTTATGGGAATCCTATATTCCCGATATAATGTATTATTCGTTAGCTACTAGTTCAAATACTTTTAAGGATTTTACTTCTTACACTCCTGAGGTAGCTCTTAAATTCGGTATCCCTCATTACTCTACTACGAGTATGGATACGAATATTAAGTATGCAGTAGATAAAATTATTTTTGATTTAGTGCGAGAATTTCCTGATGCATTTTATTTGGGAGGGGAACCTTTTCCTTCACCTCAATTATTATTAGATGGAGAACCTTATACTGGTCTTTATAACATTGTACCTAGTCGTGATCCTCGTAGTTTTAACCCCCTTTTCTATACGGGATCTGTTAAAACTTCTAGCTCGGTTCTATTAACTCTAGTGTATGACCCTAATTTCTTGTTTAGATACAGGGGCAGAGTGGCTATGGTTCCTCCATATGAGAAGAGACAATATTACACGGGCACCCAATTAACCACCAATTTGGTAGAACGTATCGGGTTTTACCTTAATTGTTTTGGTGTAGAATATAATTTTGTTACACAAGTAGTTGATTATATTAAATCTAATTTAGGACAAAGTTTAGATACCGAGAAGGTTTTAAATAGTTTTCTTTTATTTACAAAAGAAAAAACGTATCCTCCTAATTATGCTAACATTATTAAAGAAGCAACTAGTGAGAGAACCCCAGATCCTTTAAGTCTCTTGAGTATGTGGAATGGGAAGTCTTCGCACTTCCTTATGAATTTTACTTCTAGTGATTTTAATTGGTATACTTATAAACGTACAGCCTCTTCTAAGTATGGTATAACAAAGGTTATGAAAGTTTTAGACCAAGTTGTTCCTGCTCATGCTATACCACAAGTTCTTTTAACTGTTTCAGATGTAGCAGACGGATTAGACGCTATTGGGGATAACGATTGTAGAGAATGGAGACCTAACTTTACTAATCTTTATGAGGGATCTAGTACAGTTACAACAAACTTTGAAACCTGCGCCGTAAATATGGAATATGTGGCAACGCAAGAAGGACTATCTCCACACAGGTTCAAGAGGACAGCAGTGGACAGTCCTAGTGATCCACTGCTGTCTGGAACAGGAGAATCCTTCTATGCAGCTAACGACTATACGGCTGTACGAAGAAACTCATTACGGAGAAGAAACTACCATAATCTCCTCCCAGAGAATAAACTGTTTACCAGAGGAGGTAGAAATAATCCAGGAAGTTTAGAGCTATCCACAACCTATTACTCTTCTGGATTAGGATATCTTCCTTTAGGGTTTATTCCCTCTTCTTTAAGATATGAGGATGTTATTGTTAGGCCAAGCCGAGGAAAATATGGGATTGGAACCTTATTAGGAAGGGAAGCTTTAGATGGGGTATGGAATATTTGTGAAAATTTAAGCTCATCTAATGCGTTCTTCGGTTATGATATTAGTAATACTTTTGCTTCTAGAATTAAACAGGACGTTGCTTCTTCTGATTGTAACACTTATGGTAGAAGGGGAATGCTCCCTGAAATTTTATATGTAATGAATAAAACTCATGATACTGAAAAGTATCTTCAGGCAAGCTCTATGGTATCTGGATATCTTGGGGAGAATGGGGCTATCAATCCTGACTGGGCAGTAAGTAATTCTCTCTTGGAGCCAGCTAATTTTAGTGCATGGTATGCTCAAAGTGCAGCCTATGGAGGTTTAGATATTCCTAAGTCTATGGGAAACTACCTTAATAACCAAGAAGCGTCTGATAAGTCCCTTAGCTATTATGAGCATTTTACTTTTGGACCAAAGGTTCACAGTTTATTTAATACTTATCTAAGCACTTTTTCTGGACACGCTACTAATAATAATTATGATCTAATTGGAGGTCCAAATATTTTTACCCATACTTATGGACCTTTAATTTATAATTCTAATTTAGATATAGACGGTTCCGCATTAGAGGTTAGTGGGTATTTAGCAGCCAGTACAACTACAGAAGAGGTTGATATTTCTTACTATGGAGGAAGTGGGGTCTTGAGTGTTTCTGGGATGAACGGAAAAGGTAATCATGATCTAGGGACTTCGGCAGCGTCAGATGCAGGGGATTTATTCTTATCTTATCCAGAGTTTAGAAATAGGCATTTAGTAAGCTCGATTGAATTAGTTGATACTTCTACTTCTTATCTGTTTAGAGACCATACCATATTTTCTATCTTTGATTTAACTAGAGATAATCAGAGCAAGTATTCCTACGCTAAGTATTTGATTAATAATCAAATTATTAAGTACCATAGGCCAGAAACAAGAAATACTCTCCCCAGAATTAGAGTAAGAATTGATAATTCTGATTCTACTGATTTAGCTAGAAATTTTCTAGAACCAAATCATGAGTATGAGGTTACTGTTAAGGCACACAATCTAGATCTCAGTAGTACCTTTATGGGAGGATTAAGTTTAGGATTCTGGATTCATACAGATCCTGAACTTAATCAAATATGGTCCTATGTGGCACGAGATAATTCTTGTGGAACATCAGAGAACTATTGGGAACCCATAGCCGTTTCTGATCTGTCGGGGCCTGGAGGTATAAATAAGGTACTTAATAGGTCTCAAAGTAGAGATTTCACAAGGGGGGATGTGGAGGATGTAACAGACTATAGGTGTGTTGCTTATAATTTTGTTCCAGGATCTAATGAACAAGCTATTGCTAATATTAGTAAAAAAACTCTTAATACTATTAAGTTTAATTTTTCTACAAATAATAAACACTTTATACCGCCCCCTCGATATAGGGGGCAGTTTGGAAAGGTACATAGACTAGATCAGAAGTATACTCTTGAGTTTTTCCTAATGAAAGGGAGTTCTTCTCAATATATGGTCTTAGAAGATATCCAGGTAAAAGATATTACTAACTATAATAAAGCAGTTATCCAAACTAAATACGGAGAAGCTCAATTAGATATTTCAGATTTGAAGGCAGTGTTCAGATTCTTCAATGATCTTAGTACTAATTTGGCTAGTAGAAACTCTACCATCACTTCTGGTATTATGGAAGTAAGTGGTGGTAGTAGACTAAATTACAGATCAAATATTCAAATGTATCCCAATACGATAGATTCAAATCATAACTTCCTAACAATGGTGGAAATAAATGAGAGGTAAGGTAGAGGTTTTTAGTATAGAGGATGATGGGTCCTGTAGACTGCTGCATACAGAAAGTAATCTGGTTGTAGATGGGGCAGGGGAAACTATTGTAGATATGCTAACCACTCCCTCTAGTGTTTCAGTAGTTGCCCCCGCTATAATGGATACCTCTAATTGGAGAGTGAATGCTATCTCTTTCGGACCAGCAGGAGGAAACTTCGGTAATGATGCTGTATCGTCAACAGGTACTTGTAATGAAAAGCTTATTGGTGCCCCTGCGTCCTATGTTACTTTGGCTGCTATAGAGGACCCTACTTCCTGGGTTAACCCAGATAGGAGTGTTACCTCAAATCGAATAGTAAGGGCTTTATGGGTAAGTAGCACCTTTGCAGGAGGTGTTACTGCCTCCTCTTATACTCCTCCGTATAAACTTCCTTCTTACCCAGACCCCTTGGATACTAAACTAGAAGATGTTAATACTGCTTATGTTAATGTGAGTGGAGATGGAACACGATCTTTCGGACAGTTTGAAAATAGGATTAACTTTAATTTAGGTGATGCCTCTGCCTATACAGTTGGAGCCTTTGCTGTGGGTTGGAATGCTGCTGATGGGCATGGTTACGGAAATTTTTGGACTGCCTTAGTTTCTTCCTTAGAGGGGGATTTTGTTGCTGACAGAACTCTTAATCTTGTAGCAAGTGCCGATGGAGTAGGGTCCGTAGCATCCTTTAATGGGAGGGGTAATGTGGACTACCGAGGGTTTTGTAGAGTACTTCCTGTAGATTTAGCAGATAGTGAATGGAGCCCTGACTGGAGGTACGCTAATTCTAATAGCTGGAGAGGGCGTCCTACTGTTTCTGGGGTAGGGGCTCAAGACTATCTTACCTTTGTAAAAGATCCTAGAATTCAATTTTGCCTATCTCTTCACCCAGATGACTGTAAAATGTTTAATATCTATGGAGGTCTTCATCATATAGGACTATGGACTTTTGATGTAAAAAAATGTTTTGCTGATGTTACTGCCCCAGTGGTTAATCATCTTGAGTGGCCTTTAGATAGTGCTGGGGCTAATAACAGAGAATATAGATTGTTTGCTAAGAAGACTTTTACTGAAAATTTGGTTAGAAATAAAGATAATGGATTGTCTCCAGGCATTCAACAGATTAATAACTTAATAATTAAATGGACACTAGATTTTAGGTCAATTCATGATTAAAGGACACATTACAGTTTGTAAAGTTTATAAGGATGGCACCCAAGAAGTGGTGCTAGATAGAGCTAATCTAGTTACTGCTGGGTTAGGATCTGCTTTTATAGATCTTCAGACAAATACAGGTTCTGATTATCCCGATGATTATTGTCCTTATTATTTTCAAGTAGGTACTAGTGCTATTGGGTATGTCTCTACCCCTCCCCGTCAAGCATCTTCCACTTTTTATCAATTGAGTGCCCCCTTTGATTGGTCTGATTATGGAGAGGACACTGATCTTATTATTCAGCAAAGATATAGAGGGTTTAATGCTTCTACTATGAGTACTGCTAGACCCCTTACCTATACAGAATTACTTAATACAAGTGCCCCCCTTTCCTCAATTATTTTTAGTGGAAGTGATGAATATTTTGCAAAGATAAAAGAGGGAAGAGTTTCTAGGTTTTTTATGGATTCTTTTGAAAGTGAAATAGTTCTAGATGAGAGGACAGCAAATGGAAAAAGCATTACGGAGCTTGGGTTATTTGCTAAAAACCCTAAAGGATTCAAAGATGATTCTCCCCTTCTTATGGCCTATAGAAGTTTTGCTGCTGTGGGAAAGACTTCAGAGTTTTCATTAGTGATTCATTGGAGTATTGGATTTTTAGGTATTTCCAGTAATGTGGATGATCACTATATTGGTGGAGGAGAAGGAGAAAGACGGGGAAGGTAATGAGAGACTTCCACCCTATCTATAATATATTGGTGAAACTATGAAGAATAATGATACAATAGATGTCTCAGGACATTTAGAAATTTATAAAGTCTATGAAGACGGAAGGGAGGAGCAGGTATTCGGTCAACAAAATACCATCACTTCTGGGATGGGGGTAAGCCTAGGTCTGCTTTATGCAGGTTCTGGGGCTACAGACATAACTAACTTTCAAATTAGATACTTTCAATTGGGAGTTAAAGGGGATACTGTTTTAGAGACCTATGGGGTATCCTCCTTTTTAATGGCTTCTGCCTTGGGACAAGAAAATGGTATCTCGGATTATCATACGGGGGCAGATACCAACCTTCCTGTAGTTTTTCAAGAGCTTATGGATTGGGATGGAGGGGCTGCACTCGATTCTCAAGGAGTAGATGATTGGTATTTTGGTCTAATTTCTGACAATAGTATTAAACGAGTTGATTTAAATTCTGTTACCTATATACTATACATTGATAAAACTGCTTGTAATGGGCATATTCTTAATGAAGTGGGTCTTTTCATGCAGAATCCCTTTGGGTACGCTACAAAAAGGGCTCCAATGGTAGCGTACAGACCCTTTACTAATATTACAAAAACAAATGATTTTGCTTTAATCTTTAAATGGACCTTAAACTTCTAACATGGCATTTAACCAATACGATTTATATTTAGCTTCTGGAACGGGGCAACTAATTAATTCTTGGACTGATCCAGTCTATAAATTTGATTCTAGTTCTTTTTATAATTGGGAGCAGGACAATCTTCCTCTTTATGATTTAGAGGGTAGGGATGATTATCTACATGAGATGGCAGGATACCCTGGAGTAAGTGTTGATTCTATAATGCTAACAGTGTCTGACTGCGGAGTAGATAATAAGAAAATTTTTAGTACTCTTTCTGGAGCAATAGGAGCCCTTCCCAACACCATTAGGCAGCCTATTATTATTGAAGTGTGTGTTAGTGGTCAGTTAGGGGATCTGCGGTTAGAGAATAAGCAGTTTGCAGCATCTGGATCGGGTATAGAAATTATTAATAGGGGGTTTGCAAAAGTTCTTGCGGGAGAAGATGCCACAACATCTGCCTCAGTCTCCAGTACAGAGAACGGGGCTGCTGATGGAAGTAGTATTATAATTATGAGTTCTATAGATACTAGTAATACTATGGCTAACACTTTCTGTGTTGGTCTAAGCGGTGTTCCTATAGACTCTAAATTATCTAATCCTTGGACATTTTGGAATAATTTTACTAGATCCTTTATGTTACCCCCTGAGTGGAGTAATGTAGGAGCCGTTTCTACAAAAACAGTAACTATTTCGTCTAAATTTGCAGATACTGGTAGTGGCCTGATGGACACTAATGTTAATGGGTTTAATGTAGCTCCATATGCAGATAATTCGGCAAGTTCGGATATTCAGATTATGAATAAGTGGCAAGGAACGGATATTCAAAGACCAGATATAGATTATATTGATGAATATTCAACTCGTACTACTGGGTTTATTTATGCCAATGCTTTAAGTAATGTTACTATTAACAACTGTGCGGGTAATATCTTTATTAGAGGTTTCTGTGTAGATGGGGGAAATAAAGCAGATCTTACTGATTCTGCGGCGACTCAAAGAACACAAATTGGTTTTGATATTCAGAACTCTGAAGTTGTCCTAGAAAATTGCACTGCCACCAGATGTAAAGATGCGGGGATAGCTGCCTACAATTCTAATGTGATTCTAAACAGGGGCTTTATTGCTTGTCATAATTATGAATTAGAAGATCAAGGAGCCAATTATCTAAATCTTAAAACAACTTCCAATAAAACTCCAGGACTTAGAGCTTTAAATTCTAATATTACTTTAAGTGCTGCTATTACAGCGGCATATGGTCGCCCCGTAGATTCTCCCTTTGCATTTTCTCGCAATATAGTGGGAGTTGATTTAGAGAATTCGGAAATCATCACTCCTCCAAAGTATGGGTACGGAAGGAATACTGCTGGTACGAGAGATACTGATGCGATGGCTAACGGTATTGATACTTTAGTTCTACAAACCTTCTTTAATAAGGAGGAGGGCGTTAAAGCCAAACAATCATTACTTAATTTGGGCGGTAGATTATCCTCCTTCCAGAATAATGTTGGAGTTAAATTAGAAAACTCTACTTGTAGGGTGTCTGAAGTAAGCATAGATCATAACCAAGAGGCAGGATTAGATTCCGATGGCTCTATTTTTAATTATAATAAGAACGGCGAATTAATCACCAGACTTGGGCCGTTCAATCCTATTACTAATTTCTTTCAAAACGGACAACATGTAACAATGAAGGAGTCGGAATTTATTCCAACTTATGTTAGTGGAATGGATACTAAATACACCCAACTACTGTTTAGTGGAAACCACTCGGTTCAAAATTATGGAGGGGAAAGAACTACTGTTCCTTCAGTCTCCGTAGAAAATGGATCTTATATGAACGCTGTATGTCCTAATGCGGTAGGTTTAGTTTCTATAGATGATAGTGCCGAAGCTGTAGTCAATGCTCCTGTTAAAGGAGGGGCTTTTTATGTCAATAATAATAGTACTTTAGACTTAAATGGTACACAAAATTTTGTTACCAAAATTATTGGACCAGTCCTTTGGAGTAAGCAACAGCACACAGCAGGAATATACGCTGGGCAAAATTCTACTATAAATATTGCTGGTCCTACTTCTATTGTACAGTATGGAGTGGATGCATTAGCTGAAGATAACTCTACTATTCAAATAGGTCCTCATCAAAAAAACGGGCTTATAGACGTTAGCGGGTGGAGCCTCCTTGATACTCCTAATAACCATACTAGGGTGCAATTACATGCTACAAGAGCTTGCTTGGTTGCTAATCGTAATTCTACTATTAATATGCACGATCTTGGGGATTACCATAAAAATTGGAACTCTAAATATTATGGAACTTCTATTGGGTTAGATTATCCTACTGGAGATGCGGTGGAGAGAACGGGTGGTGATTTTTATGGGACTTCGGGATCTTGTTATAATGGTTCGTTACAGTTTTATCCAAATCCTTTTGTCTCGTATACAGATTATGATTTTGTATCTCAGTCTACCTATCCCACAGCAGAGGCCAATATTCAGGGGATTGCTACCTGGACTGCTCTCCCTTTGAAGGATACTAATACTACTAATGATGTTTCTAGTGCTTCTTATGGTGGAATGTGTGTTAGGGCTGTGGGGGGGAGTAATGTTGTGGCTAAAAATGTCACCTTCCCAGCAGGGTGGGGGAACCCGTCTGGTCCTTATTATGATTTGGAAACTGAAGGGGCATGTGATCTATTAAAGATTTGGAATATTGCAGACGATTCTAAACTTCATGCCTCTTATTTAACGGTAGGAAATGCCGTAGCTTATGGGGGAACTATTGGGCATCCTCAAGATTTAAGCGGTTATTATTATGGTCCTAGTGCATTGTGGACTTCCGACTCAGGTACTGGGCTTTCTGGTGCGCCATCTTCTACAGCAGATACTTCTACCCTTAGTATTTTAGATTCCTTTGGTTTGGGAGTTGAAACTATAGGGGAGTTAGGGTATTACGGAAAAACTGCACAAGAAAATATTGGACCTTTTAGGATTTATGTATCTCCTCATCCTAAAGCTAAATTCTTAGGATCACCTAGAACTGTTGATGGAGCTTTTAATCCTATGGGGGGAGGATGGAACAATAATACACCTTATAGTATGGGATTTAGTTTTCCTAACAATGCCACTTTAGAGACTGGAGGCCCTTATCAACTCTTTGCTCAAGGGTATTCCACCTCTTCCGACTGTAGTGCTACTAATACTCAAGGACCTAATTATACAAATGTGAGTGCTGTTTATCAAGACTTAGGCTTTAGTGGGTACATTACGTCCCTTCCCGTAGCTCAACAAGCAACTAATACTGCCTCTTCTTTCTACTATACCTCTGCTATGGTGGGAGATACGGTGAATCATATCTGGTTAGATGAGTCTGCAATGAATACCTTTGCAAATGCTAAAAACGGTACACTAAATACTTCAGGACGAAAACCGATATTTAATTATTACCAATCTACAACTATCTATCCAGGAGAAGGTTTTGCTACAGGCAGCAAGGCTAAAGGACTTGGATCAGCAAACCTATTTGATCTAGAGAGAGACTTATAACAATGGCAACCCCTTATACTTTTTCACAACCTATTCGTTATTACAAAGCTAATGACCCTTATTACTATGAGGTTGACAATATTCCCTTGCGTCAACTGGAAGAGAATGTTTTATATGTTAAAAATTTAATAGAAGGCTTCACTGGAGGTCCAGGAGATGATGGGGGTGGAACTGGTGGAAATGGTGGAAATCTTTTAAATGAGGGTAGTGAGCTTGATATCACTAATATTAAACAGCTAAGACCAAAATCTATAGGAGGAAGATCTGTTCAAGTTAATGCAGGTAGGTTTGTTTCAAGGATTAATGATGCTTTTGATATCTCGAAACCTCTTAATGAGTTAATGTTTAACGCTGGAGCCCCTACTCTTCCTAATGTACTTGCAGACCTAAAACAGAATTGGGATACAACAAAAAGAGATGAGGTATGGGATAGTTTTATAGGAACTACAAATGCGACCAACGCTTATAATATTAATGGGCTAGAGTACACGCATACTTTTTATAGCACCCCTGGGGGACTAGGAAGTAATTGGGGATGGGAGGTCGGGACCCCTCCTACGGGGGAAGGTAGTGAGAACTATCCCAAGTATCAAGGTATACCTATGTTGGACGCTATTAGGTGGCCTGGACAATCTAATTATAATGCTTTATCTCACTTAGTTTTTAATTATTTACTTATTGGGTCTGGGTATAATTTTAATACTTTACCTTCGGTAAACTTAGCATTTGTTCAAATGTGGAGAGGAGTTTTTAGAACGGCTGTGGTGGAGTTTCCAGAGACAAGGATTCAAGTCCCTGCATGGAATGATGATGATTTTTATTACAACACTTATGATTCTCAAGGGAATATAGTAAAAACTCAACTAGATGCTACTCAAAGAATTGATTTATTAGTTGCATATAGTTTACCCATTGATGCTAGTTCTACTNCGCTTCCTAATTATGAGAGTAATTTTTGTACAGGAAATACTCCAACTCCCCAAACCATCACTGCTCCCGTTTTAGGTATTGTTAAAGGAGCAAGTATTGGTATTGGTCCTTTAGGAACTACTCAATTAAATATTGCAACAGCGGAAGGGTGTAATGCTCCAGGAGATGCAGGAACTGCTAGACTGGCAGCTAATAAATCTGATAATTCTCCAGCGGCAAACTATGGTATTACTCGTCCTGTTACAGGGGTTCAAGTACATGGAAGTTTTCCTTCTCCCGATGATCTTTTAAATATTGCTCCCCTCTTAGCCTTGGATGTAGAGTCGGATGATTTTCAACTTATTGGTCAGGCTGCACTCCCTCTTGCATATATTGTAACAACTAAGGGACGATCTGATATTGCTAAGGATGATATTATTGATATTAGACCCTTCCTTCGGACTACTGAGTTCACTTATAACGAACGAGCAGGGATTGCAGCAGCAAACCCCCCTCTGTCCTTTGCTAACCCCGCTGTGGGAGCCTTTCAGCTTCAGTCTGTAGTAGATGCTCTTAATGCTGGTGGGGGTGGAAATGGTGGAAATGGAGGGGGTGATGGAACCCCTGCTGGGGAACCCCTCTATACTGATTATGTCATGGGGGGATTAGCGTATGGAGTGGAAGGGACGCTTCTTACTATGTGTGATGGTGTTCAAGAAGCCGAGGATCCTTTTGGAACGGTGACTACTACCACTACTGCGTATATTGATCCCCCTACTGGGGATAGTTATAGTTTTGCAAACTATACAAGTTCTAAAAACTATCTTGAGGACTCTACTTTAAAAACTAGAGAAGCATATCTTCAATATGTTTATAACATGAGACAGGGAGATTTAAAACGCTGGCTTTCTGATCCAAACTCTTCCTTCTCTCAAAATACTGGAACCTATTTGGGTCTTCCTTCTGGAAACACGGGTAGAAACATTCCATTATTTCCAGAATGGGACATGCCTATGGATGGTACTAACTATTTAAATTTGATGAATTCAACCACGGGGGCTATGATTCCTAAAGTGACTTGGTGGATGTGGTTTGAAGCTCAGGCAAATGAGCGTCCCATATCATTTGTCCCAGGGGGGGTTGTTTCCTATGTAGCTCCTAAAGCAGGGCTAGGCATCAGTAATCTAAATAAACAATACGGTTTCGGGTGGGGTTCTGATTATGCAGGAGGCTTTATTAATATTTGTAGTAAAAGATTAGAGATCACTTTCCCTTCCTGGGTTGTGGATTATGATATACTTGTTAGTTATGTTAATTGTAGTCCTGTTACTTCGGCTGGACATGGGGCAGAAAATAGATTTGAGACAGGATTTGGGGGAGGATTATCTATTAATAAAGGTCCCGTAGTTACATATCCAGGAGGAGAAAGAAAAGCAGTATTTCAAATTAACTCTGCGGCTCAAAACTTGCCAGAGAGGGATGCTCCTAATCCCGGTCTTAGGGGTATGGTTGAGAATGGTAAAATTACAGATAAGACAGATTCTATATCTCCTGAACAGGCTGTTCCTGAAGGAAGGGGGGGACTTCCAATTCGAACTTTTGAATGGTTATCTTACACTGTAGGACTCCCTCAATTTAGAAATAATTCATGGGGGACCTCTACTCAAGGAGAGCCCATTGTAAATACTGAACGATATGTACCTAAGTTCGGCGCAGCTTATTATCCCACTGTTAAGTTTACGATTATTGGGTATAGACAGAATAGTGTAACCTCTAACACAGATTATAACAGTAGTAATAATTACACCCTTCTTCAATCAGTAACCGCAGGGGATGCTTCAAATCTTTTATCTGTGTTAGGACCTTTAATGGCAGACCCTGGTACTGGAACTAATGTTAATAGTAGAATTGATATCCAAAATCTGTAATAGAGATTTATTATGTCTTGTAACAGACCTCCTTGTGAAATAACTCGTTGTTGTACACCTCAAGCGGGAGTACAAGATTTATCTGCGTGTTTTTGTAAAGACTGCTACGTTTGTCCACCCCCTTGTTGTGATAATGAGGTTGATTGTCCTGCGGTTATTTGTGGAATTATTAACCAGACTCCTGATGGGGGGAGAGGGGGTTGGGGAGGTTACTATGGAGGAGGGAGTGCGTGGGGAGGAGAAGACTCCTATGGGGAAGAAGTTAATTATGCGGTCTCTAGGGTTGTAGCTACTGATAACTGTATTAATTATCCCCAGCAAAGTAATAATCTTCCTACGCTGCCACAGCCTCCCCCTCACCTTGACCAACAAGGATTAGAAGGGGTTAAAGGGTATGCAGGAACCAATCTTCCTTTTAAAGGCAAAACCACTCCTTCAACTCCCCGCAGGCCTTTTGCAGAGTTTAATTTTCTTGATCGCAGCAACGAAATATATGATAGATTATATAATATTAAAGCGGTAACTAATCAGCTTATCTTAATGTATGCTGATATGTGGGGGGTAAAAGGTCCTGGAGATCCTAATTTAATTTTAACGGATATTATTAATATAACTCTTAATGATGTTCTTCGTACTCAAGGAGGGAATACTTTTGTTCCTTTTAATGGAGTAACTTTAGGGGCTTATATACGGGACACTTCCATAGTAGAAAGCTGTTTAGAAAAAAGTACTAAAGAACAATTAGAACAAATAGAAACCTTTAATATTACCGCATATGATACGGCACAATATTTAAAAGTTGCAATTAAAAAGGCTATTAAAAACGGAACTCTAAGTGATTATTCTATTTCATTTTTACAAGATATAGTAAATAGCGGTAAAATGTTCTATCCCGAAGGGCTTCCTTGTCCTAGTAATAGCAATAGATTAGGAGTAGCTCTTTCTTTAATAAGAAACGAGGGACGGTCTTTGTATCCTCGTAGTTATTCTAATGCTGACGATCAGAGATTAGTACAACGATACCGTATACTTCCGAGGGATATAGATCTTACCCTTCCCATTATTTGTAGAAGTGGTAAGGTAACGGGAGTAAGGGTTAAAAATTCTGACAAGCTTACTTTTAGTAAAAACGAAACGGCAAGTTGTTGCTATTGTGAAGAAGGCCCCACCCAGACTGGAAATGAGACTTTGGAGGTAATTAAACAGAATGGAACGGTGGTTACATTGGGATTAAAATCTAAGAGAGATGTAGCCTACGATTTTAAATATTCTCAATTATCTATAATACAAGGACTTTTAAAAAATAATCAAGAGTTTGGAGTCGAGTTAACAGTTAGTGCGCCCACCATAGGTGCTGGGGATATAGAAAGGACTGGAGGCTCGTTAGAGATTCCTGAATGTTTATTATTCTCTTCTATTCGGGATACTATTGTAGATGTAGCATCTCCTGTACCCGAGTTTAGAAAAACCCAAGGTAAATATTCATTAGCGTGGAAGACTGGGGACGATGAGGCACTGTTTGATGCTACGGTGTCGGCTTTTTCTGGTCCTAGGATGAGTTTTTATATTCCAGAAGATGATCCTATTTGGAATTTAATTCTTACTCAAGATGATAGTGATAATCAGTATTATATTACTGCATTATTCAATGATTTAAATATTACTTTAGATGGTAAAATATTTCCACGAAAATTTTTAACTGATTTCTGTATATTTCCAACGAATGTTACTAAGTATAATCCTTTTCAGGGTAATTCTAACTTAGTTACTTATACTAGTGAAGAAGATGCTCCTATTGAAAGAACTATAAAAATAATTTTAAATCCTTTCGAAGATGTTCAAAGAGATGATTATGTAAAAGGAAAATCTAATTCTACTGGAATATTTGGAGAACCAAATGTATATGGAATAGCCTTTACTAAAGCTTTTAGCAATGGAGAAAAGACTAAATTTTTATCTAAAACGGGAGTTGATTTTACATCTAAAAAATCTATTCTAGGAAAGGTTCTTACTCTTATCTCTGATGTTGATACTAATTATAATCTTGAAGATGGGTGGGAGGGGAAGAGACTTCCTGAGGGGGATATGATTTCCTTCCTCACTTTAAATGAATATCTTGATTTTCTTCTGAAGATTCCTAGTAAAGTTAGATGGAGCATTTTCGAAGGTATCTATAATAATATTAAGGTATTCCCAATAAAACTCTCTGACACAGAAAAAACCTATATAAATAGTGAGAGATTAATAGGCACTTCAATGGCATCCCAACAAAAGCAAACTAAAACACCTCAAGATTTGGGGTATTTCGATTCTAGATATAAAGGAAAGTTGTATTACTAATGCCAGCCGTATCTAGAAAGGATGGAGTAGACCACATTGCATCTCCTGATGGGTCGGCTAAATGTTGTGCCTCTCCAAGCAGACAGTTCACAGCAGCAGGTTCGACGAATGTATTTATTAATGGGACAGGGGTGGTGAGAGAGGCCGATAAAATGATCGTTCATCCTTATGCTGGCCCTTGTTGTGCCACTCATGCTCCCACACTATCTACTTATTCCCCTGATGTGCATGCTAATGGTAAAAAAATAGGAAGAATAGGTGATGATTACTCAGCACATGTACTAGCTACTGGTTCGAAGAATGTATTCGCTAATGGATAGTAACAAAATAAAATAAAATACCTTTCTCTTCTAGGAGGGTATATAGATATAGTATAGGGACCCTTAAACTAGTCCTACATATCTTAATTAAGAAGGAAAAATTATGACTGAACATATTAAAGTTGAAAAGAGTTTTATTGAGTCCCTGGTAGAGGGTGCTGCATGGGATGCTGCGCGTCTTACTATTACGGAAAAGAAAGCTCCTAAACAGGAAATGAAAGAGGCTGATGAAGAAGAGGATCTTGATCCTAGCGGTACTAAGAAAGAAGAGTCCGTTGAGGAGCATAGCTGCCCTCTCTGTGAGTCTGTGCTGGCCGAGGAGCTTTCTGATGAAGTTATTTTCGAGCATGTTGCCCAGATTCAAGAAGCTCTTAAAACCTTAGAAGAGAAGAAAGAAGTTTCTGAGGATGATGATGATGACGTAGAGCCTACGGATGATGATCTAAAAGCTATTGAAAAAGAAGAGGAATCAAGGTCTTCTAAGAAAGAAGCTGTGATGAGTAAGGTTAAGGAACTTAAAGCCGCTGCTAAAGGTAAGTGAGGGAAAAAATGAAACCCTCAGTTGGAGATATGGCCGCACAGATTATGGCTATGGATGAGTTAAAAGGTAAGACCACATCCACTCAACCTACTTTTGAAGAGGATACCTCTTTTTATTCTTCTGATGCTACCCAACAAGCTCCTGATATTTCACAGGTTGAAGTGCCTAATGATTTTGTGAATAGCATCATAGAGGGGAAAGCCCCTGTTATTCCTCAGTCTGAGGAGTCCACAGAGGAAGTTACTTCTGTGGCTCAACCTATTTCTGAAGTAAAAGAACTTAAGAGTCTTATCCAAGAGGTGAAAGATCTTTTAATAGAGGTAAAGCAGACTTTAAGTGAGATGACTACAGTGGGGGGTATTGGAGTTGGGCCTATGGGTGATCCTAAAAAGAAGAATGACGAGGACGAGGACGAGCTTAAAGATATTTTAAAAAAGATTAAGAAACGGAGATCCGCTAAGTGACCTTATTTCAAATTCTAAATGAAGATGCTGCTAAGGCCAAAGGTTCCAAGAAAGGTAGAGAGAAGTATACTTCTAAAGAAGGGACCAAGGAAAAGGGTGCAGTTAAATCTCGTAAGTCTAGAGTACGAGTCTATGCAACTATTGCTAAAGCATTAGAAAAAGGTTATGTAGGACAAATGTTTAGTACCAAGGGCGCAGATCGTTTGTATGTAGTTTCTAAGGCTGGCTGGGGTAAAAAAAGCAGTGGGAAGATTGCCAAAGGCTTTACCCCAGGCTCTTCTACCCCCTCTTCGGATTGGAAGAGTGTCAAAGCACACTCAATGAGAACTTCATTAAAGCACGGTACTACGCATAGTGGTAGATTAAAGAAAAGATATGGACCTGGAGCCGAAGATAAGATTAAAAACTCTAAGAAGGCAGCAGGTTCTCCAAGATCCTCAGGAGAAAAAAAATAATGTTTATTAGTGATACTTTTATTATTGAAAATTTACAAGTGTTAGAAGAGTCTAAGAGCAAGGGAACCATGAAGATTGCTGGTATATTCCAAAGAGCAGATTCTCCTAACCACAATAAGAGAATCTATGAAAAGAAGATCTTGGTTAGAGAAATGAAGAGATTAGACGAGGCTATTATTGAAAGACGCTTGATGGGAGAGCTTGATCACCCAACCCATGATGCTGTTAAGCTAGGAAATGTCTCCCATCTTATTACTAAATTAAGTATGAACGGAGAAGACATGATAGGAGAGGCTGAGATTCTTAATACCCCCTGTGGTCAGGTAGCTCAGGCTCTTATTAAGGGAGGAGTTAAATTAGGAATCTCCTCTAGAGGAATGGGAACTCTTACAGAGCGTGGCGAATACTCACTAGTTAATGATGATTTTAAGCTAGTTACCTTTGATTTAGTGGCTGATCCGTCTACTAAAGGAGCCTTCCCTGGGCTGGTAAATGAGGGAAAAGATTCAAAATTTATTGAGGATACAGTAAGAACCGCTTACGATAAAGCCTTATCAGAAAAAATCTTTATTACAATGCTTGGAAATAAACTAAGCAAAAAATAAAAATTTTTAAAAACATCTATAGATCTTATATAGATACTTAAGAACCGGAGTTTATTTAAATGAAAGATACTAAGAAAGAACAAACATTGCCAATCGCAGAGTTGCTCCCAGAAGGCTTATCTGAGGCTGCTATTACTGAGATTGCTACACTAGTGAACAATGTCATCAGCGAACAGGTGGACGAAAAAATCCTTGAGTTAGAAGCTAAGGTTAAGGGTTTTATGCGTTCTAGAGTTGATGAATTAAAAGACCAAGCTTTGAGAGAGCTTCATGAAGAAGATGAGACAGTTAGAAATGCCTCTCTTTTTGAATCAGTGAAAACGCTTATGGCTTTGGAGTTGAAGAAGGATGACGAAGATAACGCAATTTCGGATCTCGTCCAAGAGCAGGAAGAGTTTGCAGCAGAAGTGACCATTTTAACGGAAGAACTCAGAAAATCATTTGAGGAAACCGAGAAGATGGAGACTTCAGTTAAAGCTCTTACTCAAAAAATTGACAAGCTTGAAGAAGATAGGGCTACCCTCCTGGAGGCAGTCGATGTATTAGAGGAATCTAAGGAAAAGCCCTTTAAGTCTTCCGAAAGAGCAGTTATCATCGCAGAAGATGTTGACAAAAGGGAGGCAAATATACCTGAAGCTCAGGATATTAATGACCTCTTAACCCCCGAGGTTATGAAGTTCATGCCTCAATCCAAATCTTAAGTAAGGAAAAATACTATGTTAGAAGATAATTCTGAACTATTAACTAAGTGGGAACCCGTACTTGAGGGGATTAAAAACGATTATACCAAGAAGGTAACGGCTCAATTGCTTGAAAACCAAGCCAAATCTATTATTGCTGAAAAGAATGATAGAATTGATGAAGCTGATGCTCCGACTACGGTTGGTAAGCTTGGTACTTTCCAAAAGTTTGCATTCCCTCTCGTCCGTCGAGTTTATCCACAACTCATTGCTAACAGCATTGTAGGGGTCCAGCCTATGGGTGGCCCTGTCTCTCAAATTTTCTATCTGGGTGCAGATAGGGTTGCTGGAGCATGGGGTCGTACCGAAACCATCTACAACAAGTACCGTCTGACCTACGGTGGTAACACGGCTAGTGCCAACTTTGGTGGTGCTAACCTAACTGTTACTGGTGCTGATGGAAACGGCCAATTCTTCAGTAGTGTCTTTAATGATACAACTGGTGCCCCGTCTACCACGATGGGTGGTCAGATCGCTGCTTGGCCTGATGCTTCGACCATTCTTGGTTATGCCGTCTCCGCTGGTGAAGCTCTCACTGGGAACCAAATTCCTGAAATGAACATGCACATCGAGCAACAGCCCGTTGTTGCTCGTACCCGCAAGATGAGAGCCTTATGGACTCTTGAAGCGGCTCAGGATCTTCGTGCATATCATAACCTTGATCTTGAAGGTGAACTTACGGATCTTCTTTCTAAGGAACTTACCTTGGAAATCGACCGTGAACTCATTGAAGATCTTCGCATGATTGCTTACGACCCTTCTGGTCTTACTGGTTGGAACCGTGCATCTCTTGACATGGGTAACTCCAACAGCTTTGGAGGTACGGGTCTCAACACCCCTACGGCTCCAGGTGCTGGACAGAGTGGTGGAAACACTGATACCTTTACTCCTACGGAGTATCTGTACGACTTCGCTAACGCTGGTCTGTTTAACCCCTCTGGTACTAACAGCAATGTCTACCTTGTGGACTTAGCTGGGTCGTTCCGTGGATCGGCTTTCGCTCCACAGCATGTGGGTCAAGTGTATGCTAACCTTCTTGCGGCAATCAACTTTGCTTCAAACGACATTTATAAGACTACTTTCCGTGGTCCAGGGACTTGGATTATCACTTCCCCCATTGTCGCTTCGATGCTTGAGTCTGCTGCGAAATTAGAAGGAGGCATGGCTGCTGCTGACCGTCCTACCAATATTACTGCTAACTCTATTCAGTATAAAGGTAAGTTCGCAGGTAAGTACGATCTGTATATTGATCCTATGTACCCTGAGGACGAAATGATGATTGGTTATAAGGGTTCTGGTCCTATGGATGCTGGTTATGTGTACTCTCCGTACATTCCTCTCCAGCAACTGCCGACCATCACGGATCCCGAGACCTTCCAGCCGAGAAAGGGTATCCTGACTCGTTACGGTAAGGCTGCGGTTACTCCTGAGTCTAGATTCTATCGGATCATTAGGATTGTTGGTACTACTGCTAACTTCATGTACCAGCCTGGAGTCAAAACCATCCAGACTACTGGTGCAGCGTTCGGTGATGGTTCTAACCTCATCGGCTAATGATATCATACTGATAATCATTATTTAATTAACAAGAGCCAAGGAATTTAATTCCTTGGCTCTTCTTTTTTACCTATATACTGAGTAGAGGATATTAATAATGCCAGTAAAACCAAAATTAGCAGCGTGGGGTAATAGTTTTGCCGACTATGCAGGACAGAATATTAATGATGCTTCCAAAACGCATGGAGAAATTAACTATGAAAAGCTTAATGCTACTACTCTGGTTGATGGAGTGGAATGGTCTCATTTTGATGAAACTTTAAAGGATTATATTTTAGCTAGGTTGGGGCATCCTGTTGTGAGAGTAGAGCTTACTCCTTACCAGCTAAAGACCTGTATTGATGAGGCTGTTGGGACGATGTACAATCATGCTCCCCTCTTCTCTACTCAGTTTGTTACTTTTAATACTACTGCGGGGGTAAGTACCTACGAAATCCCTCCCTATATTCTAAACAATTTAGAGTATGTGGTATACAAAAAGACCCTGCTTTCTATTCAACAGTCAGCAGGAACCCTAGAATTTGACTTTTTCATTAAATACTTTCAAGACAATTATCTCTTTCAAAACTTTGGAGTAGGAGATTTTTACCTGCTCCAACAGAACTTAGAGATGATGAGAAAGATTCTTGGACAAGAAGGAGCATTTTCTGTGTTAGATAATAACTTCTTACACATTACTCCTAAGCCTGTAAACAACGATCAAACTGTTATCATTATCTATAGAGGACTTAACTCTAACACCTTACACCCCGCATATAGAAACTGGATTCAACAGTACGCTCTTGCTTGTGCAAAGGGAACCTTGGGTCAGATCAGAGGTAAGTATCAAACCGTACCTTCTCCAGGTGGTGGAGCTAAACTAAATGGTGATCTTTTAATAAAAGAAAGCCAGGAAGAAAAAGATAAACTGCTTGAAAGATTAATAAATGAGTTCGAAGAACCTGCTAGATTCTCAACATACTAATGCCTAAAAAGAACTTCAAAGTAGGGGTTTCTCCTCCCCCCCTACCTCAGTTAGAGGACTCCACGGGTCAATTAAACTTCTTTGATCCTGCTAATCCAGATATTAATTTATTTAACTTAGTAGATGATGAGATGATTAAGATTTCAGGATCAGAGATACTATACTACGCATATTTGCAGGGAGAAAGCCAGTACGATGAAGTCTATATGGAAGCTAGGAATAAGCCTATAGCTAAGGACCCTGTTTTAGTTTACGGTCACTATGAGCCTAAAGTATTAGAAGAAAACTTAAGCCAGTTTGGAATCGAGCTAACCAATGATCAGATTTTTATCTTTAATAAAACTTATATGGAGCAGAGAATTAGGGGTCAATTAAAGCCTGGGGATGTTCTTCAGCCTCGTTTTCAGAACCAACGCTATGAGATTATAGAGGTGCAAGAGGATAGCTTTGAGATTTATGGAGTGTACCATCTCACTTGTGCTGCTAAACTCCTTCGTGATTCAGCAGATGTACAGGATACTCCCCTTACTCAAACTTCCGAGCCTGTAGGTAGGCCCGAAATTATTAGCACTTTAGAGGAGGGCTATGATGGCTTATAAAACTAATATAATCGAGAGCTTTGGGTCTGGAGCGTTTCCTACTTTTCCTACTCAACAGACTCCAAATCAGTGGGCTAGAGACTTGATAATAGCTAGAACCACAAAGGTTAATAAGATTCCTCTCTTCTATAGAGAAGCTCTAAGGTTTATGATTTCTAAACTAGGAACCTTGGCATACATTGATTCAGAAACCAATTTAGTAGATGTGAAGTGTATTCACGCTAACCCTGAACGCACTATAGGAAAACTTAAGCAGGAGAATAATATTATTCTTCCTATTATATCTATTAATCAAAACTCTTCTGATGATGATGACAAGAGAAGGAGGGGTGCCCCCCAAATAGTAAATGAAACTTTTTGGAGCGAAGAAAAGCAGCGAGCGGTGAGGATAATTAGTGAAGCCCCCAGACCTGTTAATATTAAGTATGGTATTAATATTTGGGCTAAGTATAAAGCCAATTTGGACCAGCTTTTAGAACAGATTAGACTCCTTTTTAACCCCCATTTAGTGGTTAAAAACTCCTACACTAATGTTGCTCATGTTTTTATAGAGAGTGAGTCGGATAACTCTACAGTAGAAACGGCTGATAGACAAGAGAGGATTATTAGACGCACTATTTCTGTGAAATTAGAGGGGTATATCCCTAACCCACAGTTTTTAATTACTTCTACAGGAGAAATTGAAGAGTTTAATGCAGAAACCACAATCTATTAAAAAAATTGGTTAATTTCTACTCTAGAGAGTGTATATACTATGGAGAATAAAATATGAAGTCCACTAAACCCCAAAAAGTACAAAAGGTTCCTACAAATCTGAAAGCGATCACGAATGTTAGCCTCCAAAGTTGGAGTCTCCCATTTCAGACCCCCACAGGTATTGAAGATACCTTTATTACTCCAACACAAACCATTAAAGTTCCCGCTTCATATATTACAGACCATGTGATTAGATACCAACAACGCAATCTAATTACTATTAAGAACGCATAATAGGAGATATTAAAAAATGCCAAATTTTGTAAGCCCAGGTGTATATGTTATTGAAAAGGATATCTCAGATTATCCCGCACAAATTAATTCTTCTGTGGTTGGAATCGTGGGCTTTGCTTCACGAGGACCGATTGCAGGAATTAATAATCAGAAAGCTACTCTAATCACTAGCCAGCAAGGGCTTATTGATGTGTTTGGAGAGCCGAATGAAGGTATTAAGGGACAGGCTCTTGAAGGTGCGCTTGAAATTTTAGAAGCTACCAACTCTATGAGGTTCATTAGAGTCGCTGATGCTACTAGACTTGCAGCTTCTGCTGCTGTTCAAATAGGGGGCTGTCCTGCTTTCCAGGTGAGTGGTACAAGTACTGGGCCTATTTATGGTGCAGGGGTAGTCCCTGCTGGTAATTTAGGTATGTCGGCTATTGGTAGTGCTGACGGTGAAACTTCTAGTACCCGATTTACCATTACTACTTATGATAATGCCAGAACTAAAATTTTAGATACTAAAGTGTATACGGTTCCTCCTTCAACTCTATCTCTTTCTGCGAGCAACGGGGCTACAACTATTGCTGCTCTTAAAAAAGTAATAGGTGGAGCATTAGATGCAAACAAAGTGGGAGCTTTTGCTGACACAAATACTGTAGATGCCTCGTCCTTTATTGTCGGACTGGCTGCTGGTCAAGCTGCTACTGTGGAATGTAAGATGGAAATCCTGAATGCTGCTTCTGCTTGGGTGGAAGTGGCTGGACTTGCTCCTATTGATGGAGTAGGTGCTTCAGGTACCATGATTTCTGATGGTACTGCTTCTGGAACAAGTGTTGATACTACTACTGTATGTTATCAAGTTAAGAGCCTTTGGCCTGGAGACGGTTATAATGCTGGAACAAAAGTAGATGGAACCACTAGTGGTGTTTCCTTTGAAGTAGCGGTTAATGGTGGTGACAATACTCAAGAACAAGTTAATAACCTGGGTGTCGCAGCAGAAACCTTTAAAGCAGGTATGGTTTCCTCGTCCTTCTTAGAAGATAGTATTGGTACTACTTACGATGGAAGAACTTCGAACTATATCACCGCTAACTTTGCTTCTGGTGAATATGATGACACTATTCCAGTCACTAAGCTGGCCTCATTTGAGAGAAAATTAAACGGGGTTGTTGGCACCGCTATTACGCTTACTGGTGGACAAGGAGCAGGAGTTACAGGAGATACTGTTGACCCCCGCTTTGTTAAGCTGGTTCAAGGTACTTATAACTTAGCTAATGGTGACAGTGGTATTCCTGCTGCCGCTGCTGATGTAGCAACTGCTGTCATTGGTGCTGTTCAAAGCGATGGTGGAAAGACGGGTATTGAAGCTTTAGATGATCCAGTGCTTAATATTTCGATTGCTCTTGCTCCTGGAGCAGGGGTGGGTGATAACCAGACCATTCAAAACGGTTTGATTACGGTCGCAGAAAGAACTACGGACTTCCTTGCTCTTATCTCTCCTCCTTACGCAGTTGGTAAGCCTGGGGACGCAATTGATTGGAGTAACGGTTTCGCTACTACCAGAACTGCTGCTGTGAATAGCTCTTATGCTGCTCTCTATTGGCCCTGGTTAAAAGTGTTCCAAGTGTGGGATGGTAAAGATCGCTGGCTTGCCCCTGAGATCTACGGTGCCCGTCAGATGGGCGTTACGGATTCTGTGTCCGATCCCTGGTTTGCTCCCGCTGGGTTCGTTAGAGGGCGACTCACTAAGCCTACGGACGTAGAGGTGATTCTTAACCAAGGGGATAGAGATTCCATGTACTCTGGTGGAAACTGTCTGAACCCTGTTGTTAACTTCCCCCAAAACGGGATTGCTATCTTTGGACAAAGAACGACTCAGAGACAGCCTACTGCGCTGGATAGAATTAATGTAAGACGCATGATGATTTACATTAAGAAAGCAATTCTTGCTTCTACTCAAAGACTGGTATTCGAACCTAATGATAAGTTTACTTGGACTAGAGTGGAGCAGATATTAAACCCGATGCTGGATGATATTTTACGCAGACGGGGTATTACTGAGTTCAAGGTGATCTGTGATGAGACTACTAACACCCCAGTAAGAATTGATCGAAACGAAATGTGGACGAAGGTGCTTATTAAGCCTACTAAAACCGCAGAGATTGTTATTTTTGAACTCAATCTTACTAATCAATCGGCTCAAATGGGCTAATAGGAAAATATAAATGGCAAATGCAATTAACTCCCCCTACTACTTAGATCCAGAGGATACTGGAAGGGGTAATGCTGGTACGCTAAACAGCGGATTACCTGTAATCTCTGAAGGTTTAGACTCTGTAAGAGCTTATCAGTTTGAAGTTCATTTTGAGCTTCCCGATACTTTAAACCAGGATCCTGGAGGAAAACTTACTCTGGCTGCTAAGAAAGTGACTGCGGTGGGCTTTTCTACGGAAGCTATCGAAGTACATCGTGTAAACGATAAGGTTTTCTATCCTGGTAAGGCTTCTCCTGAAGAAGTTACGGTTACTTTTGATAACTTTTATCAGCCTAAGATTGCTAACACTCTTTGGCAGTGGTTCTCAACGATTTATGACCCTACCAACGGAAAGTTCCTTACGGAAACAAAAGGTGAGAGTCCCTCTAAAGCACCTACTGGAGGTTGGAAATCCCAACGAGCTACGATTGTTGCTTTAGATGCTCAAGGACAGCCCCTGATGGAGACTAGAATGTTTGGAGTTTACCCCATCTCTTGGAAGACTGCTGAATTTAACTACTCCACTAATGATTTCCATACTATTGAAATGACCTTCAAGTATGATTTCATGGAGCATGTCACTTTTGGTGCCCCTGTGGGGGGAGCGTTAGCCTCTCAGTAATAAATAAATAAAATTAATTTGGACAAAGCCCAGCCTAGGACTTTCTGGGCTGGGCTTTTTGCTATAATAAAGTAATTATGGACTACTACTACTCTCTTTTAAATAGTTATGAACTTCTTAAACGCAGGAAATTTAAGCTTTCTTTGAGAGAAGAAGAGGGTGAGGGAGATGCGGCAAAAGTAATCAAGGATACTGGAGATGGAAAATCTCATGATGACCCAGGTACGCTAAATGGTGTAGCGGTTTGGATTCAAAACTTTAGAGCAGGGGGTGGAGCAGAAGAACCAGCAGAAGAACCAGCAGAGGGTAAAGAAATAACTTATATTGGAAGTTACGAAGCGGGGGGTCAAGCGGTGACACTAATGAAGGGGTTACAAGTTGATCCCAGCGATAATGAACTTGCTCAAAAACTAATTACTAAATTAATGGGAGGAGAGGTAGACGTAGGAGGAGGGGAAGAGGTTGTTCAGGTGTCCCCAGAACAGAAGGAGTTAAATGCTGCTGCGGCTCGCATGGATGTAGCCTTACACGGTAACGAAGAGGTAGAAGGGTTACTGGATGAAGAGGGAGGTTCAGATATGCTTCCAGGCTATGAACCCACTCAAAGAACTAGTCGAATAGAGGCTAGTCTTAAATTAATTCAAGCCAAAGCAGCGGGAAAAAGTAAAGAGGGGGAGGGGGTTATGTCTGGTGCGGCTAAGGAAGATACAACAATTACAGAAAAGGTAATTTCTTCTCCAACCCTTGATGCAGGAGAAGCGGCTAAAGGTGTTGAGGCTGCTGTTGAGACTATAGCTCTTGTGAGAAAGATTAGAGCGGGTACAGCAACTCCTGAGGAATTAAAAAAAGCTAGTGATCAACTGGAGGTTACGCGAGAAGGTATTCTATTTAATGGTATTTATATGCAGTATAGATCATCGTCTACAGGGAAGAACGATCCTTATAGAAACCTTGCTGATCAAGTGGATACAGCTATAGTGAAACATAATAAAGGTTGTCCTAAAGAAGGGGCTGGTGCTAATGGAGATGCTGCTAAAGAATGTAGAATTAAACCTCTGAAGGATGAAAATATTGGACGAACTCTTTCAAAGAGGGGTCCTATGTTAGAACATGCCACAGTATTAATTCTTCTTGGTGAAACTTATGTGGATTGTGAAAAGAGTGGGGATGATTGTTCGGATATAGAAGCTAAAATCACACAACAGTTTGAGAAAATGCAGGGGGATGGCTCAATTGAAGAGGTTGAAGCTATGTTAAAAACTGGTTTATGTACTCTGGGTAATAAGTGTTTAGCCAATATTGACGGTGCAGATGATGCAGTTATAACACAACAAGTTCTGGAATATCTTACTGGAGAGGATATAGAAGGCCAACCTATAGAAGGATATGAAGGTCCAGGACTAGACCTAGATATTGCAACTGCTTTAGTAATGCGTGCTGACGGAACCCGAGGTTTAGCTATGCTTGTGGCCTCTAGCCGAGGCTTTACTGGGTACTTAGATACATTAAAACCTGTGGATGCAACTGTTTGGGGGGGAAGTGGGGCTGATTTAAAAGGCCAGAAGGACGATATAAGAATTACAATTCCTGAAGAAAATCTAGAAGAATTTATAAAGGAACTAGAAGATAATATGACTGGCATAGAAAAGGAGTTAGAGGAAGCGGCTGAGTGTGGTGGAGAGGGGATAGGTTTAACTGCTCTTGGTAATAGTATTACTCAAACTAAATTAACTGATCCTATAAGTGAAGCTAAAAAGTCAAAAAAGAAGGCACCTCAGCCTACTATTAAGCAGGGAGAGGGGGAGATAACTATTGGTCTTGAATTAAAGTCTAGAACATCTGCTGTTTCTGGACGAACTAAGGCTGGGGAGGGCACTAATAAAAAATTACTTGAGATGTGTAATCCTAAAGAAGGGGAAGAGGGGAAAGAAGTGGATGTACAGGCTGAAGAAAAGGCTGCTCTAGAAAAAGAATTTAGAGATAAAAATAATGACAGACTTAATGAGTGTCAAGGAAAGCAAACTTATAATAAAGAAGGCCAACCTCAACAAACTGCCGAATCCGCTGCGTGTGCCTTTGCTAACGAGGTGGAGAGTACCCCAAATATGGTATCCTTTAGGGCTCTTTCGGCGGGTAATCCTGTACTAGATGAGGATGATAATCCTCAAGATGGGGCTGGGGAAGCATTAGTGGACGAGTGGTTCGAAAGTAAGACTCCCCCAGATGCTGATGATAAGGAAAGGCGAGATTTAGCTAAATCTGCTTTTGCTAAACTAGGTAAAGGAACCCCACTTTCTAAAAAAGAAAGGGAAGCTATGTCTAAAGTAGGTTACGAATTGGAACAAGCAGAGATTAGCGGTTTGTTAGATGCCGAGACTGATGATGAGGGTATTGTTACTGGTCAGGCTTTAGGGTATCTGTTATATCGACACGCTGAAGATAGTGGATCACTAGATGAGTGTTTAAAAGATGTTAGAGGTTACGGGGATAATACTCAGAAAACAGGACTAATTAATTCTACTGTATATGGAAGTATAGCTATGGTTAATACAGGTCAGGCTTCTGTTAGACGAAAGAAGAAGAGTAATTCCTATACAATAGAAACTAAAGGGAAAGAAGGGAAAGAAGGGGAAGAGGGGAAAGAAGGTGTTGCTTTAATGAAGGGCTCTTTTGAAAGAGGACAATTAGTTACTGAGATGGAGCCTGACTCTATGGCAGACACTCAACTGCGTAGGAATACAAAGGCTCATTCCTCTACTGCTGAGTCTATAATGTATGAATTTTTACAAGGACAGAAGGCTCTCTTAGAAAAACTTCTTACTCAATCCACATAGAGTCCCAGCATTTTAGAAGTTCTTCGAATAGATATACTCTATATGTTTTATTTTTGTGTATGTCTATGTATTTAAGGGTAGTTTCAAAGGGAATATCTTTAGGGACTATTGCTAGTGTTGGTTGTCTATCCTGTTTAAATATAACCATTGGTATTTTAGAACACTTTTGAGAATCTTTTTCACATTGTTCTATAAATTTCCATATCTCTGAACTATAATTATATAAACTATAGAGATTTATATTATTGTATCCTTTTTTACATTCAATACAGAATTTAAAGTTCTGAGGTGTGATTAAATCCCCATAAATTTTAAGGTGTTCGGGCAGCGTGTGGGTGGTGGCGAACGCACCAGATCCAGGACTTCTTGAAAATTCTTCGGTCTTGAATCTATCATTGAGTAGCCGCGCAACCTGCCGCTCAAAAGTGGAGCCCTTAGCTCTGCTGTTCTTACGCTTAGGCTTTTTCCGCAGGTCACTTAAATCGTATTTATCCTTCATACTTATTCCTTTTGTACTATAATAGACTGAACAATCATGACCCAAGATTTGAAATTCGCCTTCCATCCCCAGAATTGGAAGGTAACAACCGAGTATCGGAGTAAAAATAGAATGAAATTTACATTAAAATTAAATCAAGAAGAAGCGGAAGCCTTTAGAAATTTCGCCAATGCTGTTAAGCCTGACCAAATAGATATGAATGATTTCGTGCGCTCTATCTTCTTTAATGGGGTACGATCCCTTGAACAAGAACTCACGCAAAACATGGTACAGCACATGGAAGAACACCGCGCAGAGTATGAAGCTTCTGGGTTTACCTTTGATGCTTCGGGGAACTTGACGGGTGTGGATGAAGCAACGGCCAGTGGTTCTGTCGAAGTTGTAGAATAATGTACGCACCTATTTACCTGCGTACTGAGAATGAGCTTAACAAAATTCTCAAACGGCAGAGAAAGACGAGGCAAGATTTAGGGATATTGTTTGTTTCCTTGTGGGATCCCCATTCTAAGACTCTTATGAAAGAGGTGAAGAGTAAGCTAGTTGGTGACGACCACTATGCTAAACCCCTTTACATTGTGGACAGCTTTACTATGCCTCACGCTTTCGTTATCTTTAAGACCACTAAGCTGCCTCATCTTGTGCAGTTCAGAAGGGGCTCCTTACTCTCTGAAGATTATCTAACGAAAATTTATAAAGACTTAGGGCTGTAGATCTTTTTTTAAGTCCTGATAATCACTGATCTTCTTTTCGTATTTTTTATTCTTAGTATAAAGTAGTTTTAAATTGTTCACTATAACTGTGGTAAAATAATTAAATGCTGACCCTTTATTAGCTTGGAAATTTTTGAGTGTCTTTAGAACTAACAGAAAGCACTCCTGTTTCGCATCATCCTTATCAATATTAAACTTAAAACTCTCAATAATATTAGTGATTAATAGATCAAATAGCCCCATCAACTCGTCTTCATGTTTTTTATTATCTTGAAGATAGAGAAGAATAGTTTGTTCAAACTTTTTGTTATCTATATAGTTCACTTTTTTACCCATACCCTATAATAGACTGATGAGTGAGCTTCAAAACATCTACTCTGGCCTTAAGCCTAGTTGTAGTAGCCCTTTGTGTGAAGGTTGCACTATTCTTACCCAGAGTAAACCTGAACATTCTTATATAGATTACTCTTATTTGGAGCCTTCTCCTGTATTATTTTTATCGGATTCCCTTAAGTATAAGTACGGGAACCTAACCCCCTTCTCTAAGAAAGAGAAAGCCCTTCTGGATAGTTTGTACCCAGACCGTGCAGAGTATTCAGCATCGGTTAAGTGTCCCTCTGTCAAGGAGGGGGATATGACCCCAGCTAATATGGTGCTGTGCAGACAACATCTTGAGGCTACGATAGATAAGGTACAGCCGCTCCTTGTCTATGCGTGTGGGAACCTAGCTATGAAGATGCTAATTAAGAAGAGTGGCATAACTAATAAACGAGGTAATTCCTATGAATTTACTACCACTCTGGGGCATTCTTGTATCGTTGTCCCTATCTATCATCCTTATGCTGTACTTAAAGAGCCTAGACATAGATACTTGTTCGAAACAGACATTAAAAATGCATATGAAAAATATGTACTTGGCAAAAAGAACGAAGGGAACTTTACCTACAAGTTTGCGGAAACACTAGAAGATGTTAAGAAATTATCAGAGAGGTGGTCCTCCTCTGAGGAAACCTTAGCTGTAGACATTGAAACTACTGGATTAAATTTCCGTAAAGATAAGATACAAACTATTGCTATCTCTTCTGAGGAGGAGAACTGGGTTATCCCTCTCGACCACAAGGACTCTCCTTTTAGGAAGGGAGAACCCCACTATGCAGAGGTTTGGGTTCTTCTTCGTCGCATCTTGGAGAACCCTAAGAATAAGAAGGTGTTTCATAATGCTAAGTTCGATCTAAAGTTCCTGTTGGACTACGGAATCTATACTAAGAATGTCTGGGACACTAAGATCATGCACCACTTCATTAATGAGACGGCCCCTAAGAGTTTGATGGATTTGGTCAAGCTATACTTTTCTGACGAGTTGGAGAATCTTTAATGCTTACGATTAGTAACCCCAAGACTTTTGATTGGGCAAATATGTCCTTGTCGGATTGTGTGGAGGGCAATGCTGCGGATGCTTATTTTACCCTAAAGTTATTTAATCTTATTGAAGAGAAGATTAAGGACTTGGGTATGGAAAAGCTTATTTCTACCCTCATCATGCCCTCCCTTTCGACCTTCTCTGAAATGGAGTACGAGGGGATGCTTGTTAGCGAGGATAAATTACAAGAGGTGGCAAGACACTTGTATGCAGCCAATATTGAAGAGGAGGATAGCTTGTATGAGTTTGATCAGGTACTAACTTCAGATAATTTCTCCTCCAATAATGACCTCATTGAGATATTATATACAAGAGAGGGCTCATTTGAGATGTACCCCCCCGACCGTACAGGAAAGGGGTCTCCGTCTGTTTCTGCCCCAACACTTAAACTATTACTGGATCAGATCGAAGAGGAGTTGAAGAAGCGTGGGTAAGTGGGCACATAGGGACGAAGGTAAAAAGATTAGCCAGTCGGTCCTTCAGGGGAAAACTTCCGATGAGCTAAGAAATGCTCACAAGTTCCTAAAAGGGCTTCTTAATTTACGCAAGTCTCAGAAACTGGAGAAGACCTACATCGTAGGGACTAAAAAAGCTATTGCCTATAACGAAACTCCTAAAGTATTCGTAGACTACAGGTTTGATGGGACTGCTACGGGAAGGTTGTCGTGTGCAGCATACACCGCCCAAAAACCTATGGGAGTATCTTTCCATACTCTCCCCAGAGATAAAGAAAATAATATTAGAAGCCTATTCACTTGTCCCCCTGACCATTGTTTTATCACAGTAGACTATGCAGCAATGGAGCTACGGGTTCTATCCCACATTGCGAAGGATGGTAATATGCAGACAGCCTTCCAGAAAGGGGTGGATCTTCATACCTATACTGCCAAGCTGCTTTTTAATAAGGAAAACATTTCTAAAGATGAGAGACAGATTGCAAAGGCTGTTTCATTCCTTATTGCTTATGGAGGAGGACCTTTTAACCTAGCTGAAACCACAGGCATCTCTCTTCCTAGAGCAAAAAAGATCATTGCCAACTACCAGAATGTGTATCCTGCAATTTTTGAATACATGGAGTTCGTTCAGAAATTTATTAAGGAGAATCATTATGCGTATACCATCTTTGGGAGGCGTAGGAACCTTCCAGACATCACTTCCCAGGACTTCTCTGTGGTCAATCGTGCGGCCCGTCAAGGGCTTAACTTCACCATCCAGTCCACCGCATCAGATATCCTCTTATGTGGGCTCCTAGGAGCTTACAGGAGGCTCAGAGAGGAAGGAGTGAATGCTCACCCCGTAGCTACTGTACATGATAGTATTGAGTTGATTTGTCATAAGGATAGCATTTCTGAATGTTTGGAAATTGTTTACGATGAGCTAGTTAACTACCCCTTTATTAAGGATACTTTTAATATCCAATTTGATGTCCCTCTTAAAATTGATGCTGAAGTAGGCTTCTCTTTTGGAGACGGAGTTGAGGTTGATTTTAAAGAGGGGATACCCCAAAACCTGACAGAGATTGAGGAGTACCTGCGCCCATGAGTCTTAGAATTAATAAAATACAACACATCTTGCATAAAGGTTCAGTAGAGCTAATGAGCCACACCTGTAACGGGGATCTTCTGGTTGTAAATGCAGCTAGATGCTCCTTTAATAAGGAACATGAGATATATCATGAACAAACTGATACAAAACTTATCAACTATCTGGCAGAGCATGGACATCTACTGCCTTTCCGTCATCCTGTATGTACTTTACGCATCGTCGCGCCTTTATTCGTACTGCG